TACATGAATCTTAACAATAATTCAGCAAGCGGGGCTGGTTCGTTTTGGGTTAGTACTGCGCCAACATCAACTGTATTCACGGTAAGCGATTCAGCGTCAGTTAATGATCCAGCACAAAATTATGTTGCTTATCTCTTTGCAACCTGCGCTGGTGTAAGCAAAGTTGGCAGTTATACAGGTACAGGAACAACTCTTCAAATTGATTGTGGCTTCACGGCAGGGTCGAGGTTTGTCCTCATCAAACGCACTGACTCTACAGGTGACTGGTATGTGTGGGACTCTGCCCGTGGCATCGTGGCTGGTAACGACCCATACCTCTTGCTTAACAGTACGGCGGCTGAAGTAACCAACACAGACTACGTTGACACCTACAGCGCAGGGTTTGAGATTAGTAGCACAGCGCCAGCCGCCATCAATGCAAACGGTGGAACCTTTATCTTCTTGGCGATCGCATAAGGAAAACACATGAGCACCAAGTACCCCGGCGGTTTCATCACCAAGAACTACGTAGCGCCTACACCGTCGTCGGCATCGGGTATCTGGACGCTTGACCAACAAGAACAAGCACAGAAAGCTGGCATCTGGCCTTTTGGTGGCCCGTTTAACTACATCGAGGACGTGTTTTCAACTTATTTGTATACAGGCAACGGCACTACACAGACCATCACTAACGGCATTGATTTGTCTACAAAGGGTGGTTTGGTTTGGATTAAAAGCAGAGGTTCTGCGGTAAATCATGCTTTAGCAGACACTGTTCGTGGAGCGAATAATAGAATTGCGTCAAATACCCAAGCGGCTCAAATAACTGGTGGCGTTACTGCATTTAATACAAATGGCTTTGACATTGACAATGAGCCTCAAGTTAATTCTTCAAGCACTACCTACGCCTCATGGACATTTAGAGAGCAAGCTAAGTTTTTTGATGTTGTAACGTATACGGGGAATGGAGCCAACCGCACTATTGCCCATAATCTTGGTTCAGTCCCGGGTTGCATTATTATTAAGCGTACAGATGCAATTGAAGATTGGCAGGTTTACCATCGCAGTTTAGCAAATACTCAATACATGGCACTTGACGCAACATTTGCGGCACTTACTGGCCTAACAAGATGGAACAGCACAACACCGACAGACACAGTTTTTAGTCTTGGAACTTCTACAGGTGTTAACGCATCAGGCGGCACATACATCGCATATATCTTTGCCCACAACGCAGGTGGCTTTGGCCTGACTGGTACTGACAATGTGATTTCGTGTGGGTCGTTTACTACTGACGGAACAGGCGCGGCTGGCAATATTACTTTAGGGTACGAGGCGCAATGGATTCTTTTAAAGCGAACTGATAACCTTGGAAGTTGGAATATTATTGACATAATGCGTGGGTCTTCTCTTACGTCTTATAACTATTTACAACCAAACGCTTCAACACAGGAAAGTTCATCAACAAGTGCAGGGCAGGGCATATTCCCAACTGCAACAGGATTTTATGTAGGTACTAATTTTCCTGCCGCATCCGCAACCTACATCTACATAGCAATACGCCGTGGCCCAATGAAAGTGCCAAGTACGGGAAGTAGTGTGTTTAGTCCTACAACATACAGCGGTAACAATACAAGTAAATCTATAACTGGTGTAGGCTTTGCTACTGATTTAATCATTAATAAACCTCGTGCCAACACATTAGGATCGGGAAACACTGGTGTATTTTGGGATAGATTGCGTGGGTTTCCTGATGGAACTGCAAATGCGGCTTTGGTAGCAACTTCTACGGCTGACGAAGCTACTTGGGCGTCTTTGTTTAATATGTTTGGTTACATCAACAACACAAACTCTAATCCTCAAGATGGGTATCGTGTATTAAATGGCTCAACAGATGGACGCTATGTAAACTATTCAAGTGAAGCAATTGGCTACATTAGTTGGAGCTTCAAACGTGCCCCATCGTTTTTTGATGAGGTTTGCTATACAGGGACGGGAAGTGCAACCACGTTTACACACAATCTTGGTGTAGTGCCTGAGTTGATGATTGTGAAGCGTAGAAACACAGCGGGGTACTGGCTGGTTTACAGCGCAACTATTGGTGCAACAAAAGCACTTTATCTAAACGATACGTCTTCGGCTGTCACTGACTCTGCGTATTGGAACAACACTTCCCCAACGAGTACAGTTTTTACTGTCAAAACAGATGGTGATGTAAACGCTAGTGGTGGAACTTATGTTGCTTACCTATTTGCAACCTGCGCTGGTGTATCCAAAGTAGGTTCATACACAGGAACAGGAGCCGCCCAAACTATCAACTGCGGCTTCACAGCAGGTAGTCGGTTTGTAATGATCAAGCGCACCGACAGCTCTGGAGACTGGTACATATGGGACTCGGCTCGTGGCATTATTCCCTCTAACGACCCATACCTGTTGATTAACAGCACAGCGGCTGAAGTGACTAGCACGGATTACATTGATACAACAGCGGTAGGTTTTGACATCACCAGCACTGCACCTGCCGCCATCAATGCAAACGGCGGCACTTATATTTTTCTTGCAATCGCTTAAAAGGAGCAAATCATGGAAATTCGTATGCGTAACACTGGTCAATTGATGACCTCACAGGAATTCAACCGAGTTGTCTGTTCATTACCAATCACAGAGGAAGTGTTAGACCAACACGGTGCTGATATTGTCTTTGAAGGCCCCCAAGCTACAGGAGGAACTCGCTATCAGTTCTCTATGCGCGACGGCGTGACCAACATTGAGGGCAAGTGGTACACCTTCTACAAATTAGGCCCTGTCTTCACAGACCGCCCTGCAACGGACACCGAACCTGCCCAGACAGCCGCTGAACAAGAGACTGCTTACAAGGCCATGAAAGACGCAGAACAAGCCAAGTCTGTACGCACCAACCGTAATGACAAGCTGAAGGACTGCGACTGGACACAGATTGCCGACAGCACTGCTGATAAGGCGGCATGGGCAACTTATCGTCAAGCACTGCGTGACATCACAGCGCAGGCTGGTTTCCCTTGGGATATTAATTGGCCTGATGCACCATGAGTGACGATGCCTCCACCAAGATAGCGGTACACGAAGCGGTTTGTGCAGAGCGCTATGCGGCTATTGAGAAGTCTTTTGCCGCTGGCGACAAGCGCATGACGAGGATTGAGTACCTGCTATACATCGTCATTGTTGCCGTGCTGTTTGGCCCCGGCGTGGCGGGCGAACTCATCAAGAAGATTTTGGGGCTATGAAATCGACCCGCTCACCATCTTGCTCGCCGCCAGAGCCTGCGTTAGCGCAATCCAAGAGGGAGCCGCTTTGTATAAGCAGGCCAAAAAATCTTTCATGGAGGTCAAGTCCACTGCTGAAGAAATTGTTAGTGATGCCCGCAAGGCCAGAAGTTTCTGGGCCAAACTCTTCGGAGCCAAAGAAAAGCCTGTGGCGAAAGAGACGCGAAAACAGGAAAAGTATGTAGCAGTAGACGAGACAAAAGTGCTCTCGGACATTGTCACTCAATTGAGCACTTTTTTTCGTTTGCAAGAGCAGTTAGCGGAAACAATTCGCGCTGAGGAAGAACGATCAAAAAACGTCTACGATCCTGACGCTAACCTGATGGAAGCCGCCCTCCACAGGATCATGGCCCAAGATCAAATGGCGGTTCTGGAAACGGAAATCCGAGAGGCGATGGTATATGGGGCTCCAGCGGAGATGGGGGCCCTGTACAGCCGCACGTTCGCTACCCGAGACATCATTAAGGCAGAGCAGGAAAAGGCAAGGAAGAAACGGGATGATGAGTCATGGCAACGCAAAGAGGAGGAACGTCTCCTAAACGAAAGGCGGGCATATCTGCTGGTGACTATCCTATTCCTCCTGTATCTGTGGGTTCTCCTCGGCCTCTTGAGCAGGATTGGGAATTAGTGATGGGGTGGATTGTTGCGTTGATTTTGGTAGTTTTGATGATCCCGCTTCTTGGCATGCTATTCATGGACGTGTTGCAAACAAAAAAAGAAGCCCAAGTGCAGATTCAAAAAATGGAAAACCTGAGACAAAAAATTGAAAAGGAAAGAAGAGATGCAAGCGCCGATAGACCCAAATGACAAAACCGCCAAACACTTCATCTACTACTTCGCATGGTTTTGGTCGGCAACCTCCGTCATTTACTTCTTTTGCGTGACGTTCATTCCGCTACCCGAGGGTGGTCGTGACTTTGCCAACATCATTTTGGGCTTCTTGCTGGGTACAGCGGTTGCTACCATCATTTCGTTCTTCTACGGCTCAAGCAAGTCAAGCAAGGACAAGACTGACGCCATGATGAAAAATGACGAGCTACCAAAACCATAAGGAGCAGACATGGAACAAACACTACGAGGCAAGCTGACTTACAAGGTAACCCTGATGGTTGCCGCTACCCTGTGCATTGTGGTGTGCAGTATGGTGTTTACCCTGATGTTTGGGTTATTCGACGAAAAGGTAGACAACACCGAAATTTTCAAACTCATCAGCCCTGCGTTCCAAACGGTGGTGGGTGGGTTCATTGGATTGTTGGCTGGCATCAAGCTGTCCCATGACGATGAAGAGGTCACCAAGCCGTGAGCCTGTTTAATCCTTGGGTTATCTTGGGCGTCCTGATGGCTGTTTTAGGCGCCTTTGGCGGTGGTTATTACAAAGGTGGCGAGGATGAAAATGCTCGTCAACAGGCTGAAATAGCCGCCTTGAATGCCAAGGCAAGGGATACTGAGCAAGCAATGGCGCAAGTGGCTCAGGCGTATGGACAAACACTAAGAAAGGCAAATAATGTTGCAAAAGTTAAAGAAACTAAGTTACGCGCTGATGTTGCCTCTGGCGCTTTGCGCCTGTCAATCCCCACCAAAAGCGCCATATGTCCCACCTCAGTTACCACCGTTACCGCTGGAGATAACAGCGGAGAGACACGAGCCGAACTTACTGGACAGGCTTCTGACGACCTTATCAGGATTGCCAGCGAAGGAGACGCCGCAATCCGAAAGCTCAACCAATGCATCCAAACCTATGAAACCCTAAGGAGTCTTAAATGAATTTATCTGAGCATTTCACCCTAGAGGAACTTACGCACACCGACCACCGCGAGTTTGACAATACGCCAAACGATGAAGAAATGGCAAATCTGGTTCGATTGGCTGATTTTTTGGAAAAAGTTAAAGAAGTTTTGGGTGGAAAACCCATCATCGTTAACTCTGCGTTTAGAAGTGCGGAGGTCAACCGTGCGGTGGGATCTTCGGATCGATCACAGCATCGGCGTGGCTGTGCCTGCGATTTTCGGGTTCCCGGCATGACCCCCGACCAAGTCGTCAGGGCCATCATTGCCGCTAACCTGCCCTTTGACCAGTGCATACGTGAGTTTGATCGATGGACGCATATCTCTATCCCAAACACCGAAGATGCCAATCCCCGCGAAATGGCGCTGATCATTGACAAATCTGGAACAAGGGCGTTTGCCTAAACCAAACTAAAACCCTAGAATGAATCCCAAAGATTTCGGGGCAAGATAGCCATGAAAGGGCGCTGATGTCAACTCCATCATGGGTAATGACGTATGACAGTCTGAACTCGACGGTTCTCCAATATTTGGAACGTCAAGATCAGGCTGTCGTAAACGCCATCCCCACATTCATTACATTATGTGAGTTTGAGATTGCCCAAGAAATTAAAACGCTTGGGCAGTTAAGTGTTGTCACCTCAAACATGTCAGCAAGCAACCCAGTGATTCAAAAACCTGCACGTTGGCGCAAGACTGTATCCATGACAATCCTTGGCGCAACCGAGGCAACACCAGTCCTATTGCGTAAGTTTGAGTACCTAAAGACGTATTGGCCTAACGTCACACTGACGGGTCTGCCTGAGTTTTACTCGGACATTGACTATGACCATTGGTACTTTGCTCCGACACCAGACCAAGCCTACAGCTTTGAAGTCCTGTACTACGAGAGAATTCCTCCCTTATCTTCCGAGAACCAAACCAATTGGCTTACCCAAAATGCGCCAAATGCAATGCTGTATGGAACCCTTTTGCAGGCCATGCCGTTTTTGAAGAATGACGCACGAGCCATCTTCCAACAAAAATATTCAGAGGCAATTAATGCGCTGAAGACTGAAGATACGACCAGAGTTGGTGATCGACAAACAATTGCAGTGGATAGCTAAACATGACTTCATACATCAATCCGTTTACCAATCAGACCGTAAACCCATCGCAGGTGGGTTATGAGTCCCTTTCCATATCTGTCAACACCACGCTTCAGTGGCCCGTAAACGGGAATAACTCCACTGTTGTTGCAAACATTATGGATGTCACCGCAACGGTGGCTGGTTTGTCGTTGATCCTGCCGTCTGCCCAACAGGTATCTGTCGGTCAAAACATCATTATTCGTAACACTGGATCAAATTCATTTAATGTTGTCGATGCTGGCCTCAACATCATTACCACAATTGCTTCTGGCATAGCTAACTTCATTTACCTCACCAGCAATACAAACGATAACGGCACTTGGACGGTCATTACCTTTGGTGCTGGTACGTCCTCGGCTAATGCCGCAACCTTGGCTGGCTATGGTTTAGTCGCATTAAACACAACATTAAATCAACAGTACACGTTCTCTACCATTTCATCTTCCTACACCATCCTGCCAAGCAATCGCGCAGGATTCATTGTTTGGAACGGCGGTGCAGGGACACTGACCCTACCAATATCAAGTGACGTTGGAAGCAATTGGTTTGTAATAGTTCGCAACAATGGCGCTGGTGTCGTCACTGTTCAACCTCAAGGAACTGACACCATTGATGGCAACGCCAACGCTCAATTGCAATTGACTGAGTCATTTGTTATTGTTTGTAATGGTACTGGGTACAACACGTTTGCTTACGGCAGATCAAACCAATTTGCATTTACCACGTTGGTAAAGAACGTAACAGGTGGAACGGTTACATTGACCTCCGCCGAGGGCGCAAACGTCATCCAAGAATACACGGGCGTATTGACGTCAAACTGTACTGTTATTGTTCCTTCTACCGTTCAACTGTATTCGTTACAAAACAATACAACTGGTGCATTTACGCTTACGTTTAAAACAACCTCTGTCGGTGCTGACACGGTTGTTTTGCCGCAAACTCAAACAATTATTGCAATTTGCGATGGAACGAATGTATATAACGCTCAGACTGCCACATCGAGTACGTTGGGTAGCCTGACGTTGAGTAACGGTACTGCGGCGGCTCCATCATTGAACTTTACTGGAGACACTACAAGTGGCTTGTATTTGGTTGGTAGTGCACAGCTTGGGTTTACTATCGCTGGTGCAAATAAGATGACTTTGACCGCAACTGGTTTGTTGGTTAGTGCTGGCATCCCCGGGGGTGCGTTTTGACAGCAAAGATTACGACACTTGCCATCAAGCCCGGCATCCAGCGGGATGGTACTCAATTCGCCGCTGACACCTATGTTGATGGCGAATGGGTCAGGTTTCAGCGTGGCCTCCCCCGCAAGATGGGTGGCTACAGCGGTATTTTTTTGAATGCCACTGGAGTGTCTCGTGGAATGACCATGACCTCAACCGATGGCTTTAATTACGTCATCTCTGGGTACAGTGCTGGGTTGGAGCAGTGGGTAACGGACAACGATGATGGGGTCGGTTTTGGCCCAACACCGTACTCATTTTCTTCAGGTTTTACGTCAAGCACGAGCAACATGTGGCAATTTGACATTGGCTACGACTCGACTGGTGGAAACACAAATAACCTTGTTGCGCATGCTGGTCAGAACCTGCTTGCTATCGACAGCACGGTAAACACAAGACCTCTGTTTGGTCAATTTCCAAACACAACCTTGGATCCAGTCGGCGTATTTACTGCCGCAGGAACCACCAACGCCACAACAACCTTTACTCTTTCTGTTGCAAATGCTCGCGTCGGTTCAGGTCAAACCATCACGGGTACAGGTATACCGTCGGGCACAACCGTGGTATCTGTTGTTGGTACTGCGGTGACAATGTCTGCCGCCGCTACTGGGTCTGCAAGCATTACAGCAACCTTTGACAACAACATTTCTGTGTCTGGCGGTGTTGTCGTGCTCCACCCCTACTTGTTTGTGTACGGCAACAATGGCTTGATTCAAAACAGTACCGCTGGCGACTACAACAATTGGGTTGGGTCGGACGCCAATGCCAACAACGTGTCCACTGGAAAGATCGTAAAGGGGCTTCCCCTTCGCGGTGGTACTACGTCCCCCGCTGGGTTGTTTTGGGCGCTTGATTCGCTGATTCGTGTGTCCTATGCGCCATCTACGGTAGGTGGGTTGAACTTCTATTGGAGATACGACCTTGTATCAAGCCAGACTTCTATCATGTCATCGCAATGCGTGATTGAGTATGACGGCATCTTCTATTGGTGCGGTGTGGATAGATTCTTGATGTACAACGGTGTTGTGCAAGAGATCCAAAACACCATGAACCAAAACTACTTCTTTGACAACTTGAATTACGCCCAACGTCAAAAGGTTTGGTGTACAAAAATCCCTCGTTGGGGTGAGATATGGTGGTTCTATCCAAAGGGTGACGCAACTGAGTGCACGGACGCCATCATTTACAACGTGCGTGAAAAGATTTGGTATGACGCTGGTGAGTCTCCTGCCGCACGTCGTTCGGCGGGTACGTTCTCTGAGGTGTTTAGATACCCAATTTGGGGTGGCAATGAGGCCAACACCCAAGGCAAGTACACCCTGTGGAAGCATGAGACGGGCACAAACCAGATTTATCTGACTAGCGTCAATGCGATTAAGTCTACGTTTGAGACGTGTAACTTGGGCTTGGTTACAGGGGGGCCGGGCAACCCGCAGATGGTTGGCGACAACCTGTGGGCTCGTATCGAGCGCCTTGAGCCTGACTTTGTTCAGGATGGCGCAATGAATCTTTATGTCACTGGTAAGGGCTACGCCGACGATGTTGACATTACGACTGGCCCATACACCTTTGACAACACCACCCTGAAGATTGACATGCGTGAGCAACGTCGAGAGTTGAGATTGAGGTTTGAGTCAAATTGCCAAAATGGCGACTATCAGATGGGTAAGGTACTGATGTCAATCGAGAGCGGCGATGTTCGCGGGACAGGTAACCCATGATCCCGTATGACCCTCGTGGCATGAGTTGGGATCAATATTGCAAGTTGACCGAAGAGTTGTTTGCTCCCCAGCAACTTGGCAATGTGCATGAGGATCATTGGAGACAGTGGGTCGATGGGTTAACTGGGATTGGATACTTTCTTGATTCTGGCGTACCTGACAGCAGAGGCTTTACCAATTGGCAAGATTGGGCGCAACAGTTTGTTGGCATCATGTCAATATCGTCCAATTGAAAAAACATTTTAGAGGGTAAGGAAATGGCAAATCTTTTTAATAATCAATATGAAGATCTAGCATCACAGGGTAGGTATGGCGATACCATGCTTGCTCATATTACCCCCGAAGAAGCGGCATTGTTGAAGGCAAGGGGCGGTGCTGGGACTATTAATCCCCAAACTGGGTTGCCTGAGTTTTATTGGTCTCCTCAACAGGCAAATAATTTTTTATCACAACTTCCTCCTTTAGAGCCACTTCCATCATTAGGACAAGCGATAGCGCCAGAAGCCGCGCAAGCCATTTCTCAAAACATACCCAAAATTACAGTTCCACAGGAGGGTTTTGGTCTAGGTATTAGACCAGCATACGAAAAAGTTAATCCTGAATTTGACCAATATGCAGATAAACAATTTAGCGGCATGGGTGGTGTCAAGGTTACAGGCTACACAGTACCAACCGAGCAAACATTTGCAAGTAAACCACTTGAAGCCAAGTATGACGAAAAGGGTAACTTTGTACATTTTCAACTCGCTGGTGGCGATTATTTACCAACCGATCCAAATCAACCAAACATAGTTGCTTCACCAAAAATAAATGCAAAAGGCGAGTTATTCGATTATGGAGTCTTTGATTTAAGTAAACAGGATAGTGGTGGCTTTGGTGACTTTATCGGTGGGCTTGTAGAAGACTTTGCCCCAATGATCATAGCTGGGTTGACTGCTAATCTTCTTGGGCCTGCCGCTGGCGCTCTTCCTACCACGGCTGGTGCAACTGGTGCGGCGGCAGTTGGCAGTGGTGCTTTAAGCCCCTATGCGGCACAGGCGGCTGGTGCTTATGGTGGAAGTTCTGCGGCGGCGGCGGCGGCGGCGGCTGGAAATCTTGCAGGTATTACAACAGCAAGTGGGATACAGGATGCATTGACGCAAGAAGCATTGTCAAGGATTGGCACAACTTATGGTGGCAATCTTACTCCCGCTTCCTTAGATACCTCTCAACTTAGTTCTGATCCAAGTTTTAAAGCTGACTACAGTCTCAGTAAAGGCGGCGGGGATCCCGGGATCAAGGCAACCAATCAAGCTTCTTTTGCCGATCCCACAGTTAGTCCTGTCGATTATTCTTTAGATCCAGTAAGTCTTAATGGCGGGCCCTTGCCAGCGGGGCCGGGCATGAAATTGCCCTCAATGCCTGCACTAAATTCAATGAATGGTGGACAAGGGTTAACAACTCCCGCATTTGCGGATCCCGGAACAATTCCCGGAACAGTTGGTGCTAAGGGGCTTACGCCCTTTAATGCTGTCCCTGACCTCGGAGACCCAAAATCGTTCATCAACAACCCAGACGTCACAGGCTTGCCAAGATTAGATTCGGACGTTTTTAAACCAACAACCAACTACACGGATATGTTAAAAAATGTTGGGGAAGTTTTAAGTAAATTTGACGGTTCTGGCAAGGGTGGTACACAGGGTGGGTCTGGGGGCGGTCTTGGAGACTTTGGCTCATTGCAGTTTGGTCAGAGCTTTCTGCCCGGCTCCTCCTACAGTGCACCAGAATCTTCTATGGTTAAGCTTAAAGAACAAGCAATTGTTCCCGCCTTAGCCGCAGTGCTCCAACAGAGGGGCATGAACGTCAATCAACCAAGCTTTGCTGGTGGCGGTAGGGTTCATCGTCCTGAGTTCATCACTGGCAAGACTGGGCACTACGCGCAAGGTCGCGGTACAGGGCAATCAGACGACATTCCAGCCGTCTTACACGACGGTGACTATGTAGTGGACGCCGACACGGTTGCGGCCTTTGGTGACGGTTCTAGCAAGGCTGGGGCGGGTGCTTTAGAGCAATTCCGTAAAAGCATGCCTGAGCACCACAGTGGCGGTGGTCAACCTATCCGTGCCCAGATAGCGGATGGCGAGTATGTCCTACCCGCTGGTTTTGTGACCTCATTGGGTCGCGGATCAAACAAAAATGGCGCAAAGATGTTGGACGCCATGAGAGAAGAAATAAGGGCGCACAAAAGATCGGCTCCTGACACTAAAATTCCCCCCAAGGCAAAAAAGCCCATGCAATACATGCGTGAGGCAATGAAAGGCTAAAAATGGTAGATCTCCTCCAAAGTTCACAAACGACGGCAACGCAAGCGCCAGAGTATTACAACAATTATCTGAGCAATATTGCTCAACAGGGTACAAGCGCAGGAGCCAACGCCAAGTACATTGGTGCTACTGACTTGCAAAACCAAGCATTTGCCAATGTTGGGCAGGCTGGTACAAGCTATCAGCCAGCCCTTACAGCCGCCCAAAATACTATGGGGCAAGCAATTGGCGCTCAAAGCCCCTTATCTGCCGCGCAACAATATTTTGACAATGCAAATGTTGACCAATCTGCGTTAGCTAAGCAGTACATGAGTCCCTACACCCAAGATGTGGTCAATTCAATTGGCACTTTGGGTCAAAGAAATATCCAACAAAACTTGGCTCCTCAAGCTACCGCAGGTGCGGTTGGTACTGGTCAATTTGGTTCTACTCGTGGCGCTCAAGTGCTTGGTCAAACGCTTCAAAACGCAAATACAGATATCTTGGCGCAACAAAACCAAGCATTGCAGACTGGCTACCAAAACGCCATGGCAAACGCTCAGAGGCAACAAGCATTGCAAGCCCAACTGGGTCAATCTGCCGCAAATGCCGCTAACGCAGGGCAACAAAACTTGATTACTGGCGCTACAGCGCAGGGTAACTTGGCTGGGCAACAACAGCAGTTGGCGTTGAATAACATCAATAGTCTGTTCAACCTTGGAACCCAACAGCAACAGATTAAGCAAAACGAACAAATGTTCCCGTTGGATATTGCGGCAAAGCAGGCTGGTTTGTTGCGTGGCTACACCATCCCAACATCTACTGTAAACACCTACCAAGGCTCACCGTTGTCTGCTGTTGCCGCATTGGGGGCAACCACCGCTGGTATGTTCACCAAAAACGATCAGGGCGTAACCCCATTTAGGCAGTTTACAGATGCGTTTGGAAATGCTTACGACGACATTCAGAATATTTTTAAATAGGGATAAATCATGGCTCTTCCAGACCAAAACGTAGTCGCAGAGAATGCAATTTCAAAGTTGCAAAACGCCGCCACGGAAAGGTTGGGCGCTCTGCCGCAAATCAACCCAGCCGACCCACTTGGTAGGCGACCAAACCAATACGGTGAATATCAAAACCAACTTAAAGAGATTCACGATAAGTTGGAACAAAGATACGCAAACCCAAATTGGTTTGATATAGCCGCTGGTTTTGCAAAGCCTCAGCTTGGTGGATTCATCGCTTCTTTGGGTAGCGCAAACGAAGCAATGGCAAAAAATATTGAGCAACAACGCGCTCAACAAATGCCGCTTGCCGCTCTTAAATTAGAGATGTACAAAAACCAGCAGTTGCAAAACCAAGCTATCGATGCAAATGAAATCTATGAAAGAGATATGGATTTATATGGCTACGTTACAGAAGGTGCAGTTGGAGATATCAAAAGATTAGTCGGAAGCGAACACCCAATTGCACAAGGTGCAGATGCAAATAGGGAAGGTCGTTATAAAGAAATTGAATCTCAACGAGGCGTAGCGGCTACCCAATTGGAGTTGGAGCAGGCTATTGCAAAAAATCCTTACTTGGTTGTTAAAACTAAGTTGTTTAAGGCTGGCGCACAGACACCAGAAGAAGTTGAAAAATTAAACGGTCAATTAAATAATGCAATTCCACCGGGGACTGACCCAACTGTATGGGCATCAATGGGTGTACAAGAAAAGCAAGATCAGATTGCAAAATATGCTGATGATCAACTAAAGCTCCAAATGAGTGAAGGTGCGGCATCTTTGCATGATGCCAAGGGTGCTGTTGATAGGTTGAAAACTTTGCGTACCGTTCGTGAGCTTGCGACTGATCCTGATATGGCTCCAGTATTTTCTGTGTTGAACAACGCTGATGCATTTTCGTTGTTTAAGAAAATTACAGACACAGCGGGGGGTAACCTTGGCGCTGTGATGGAAGGCTTGAAAAACGCCATCAGATCCCAGTATAGTAATGAGAATGATCCTAGTGGAGTCAAGCGTCAAAAGGCTGATTTGTTGTTTAAAACAATTGCACAGATGGCAATTCAAAACCGCAACAACGCATTGAACCCAACAGATGCGTATCAGACGTTGGTTGATCAAGCCACCCCGGGCCTCGACAACTCGCAAAAAGGCTTTATCTCGATTGTTGACCAAATGGGTTTGAGGGAACAACTATTGGTTGATGAGCACAACCTAAGGGTAAAAAACCGTATACCTGCAATGGAGATACTTGACGAGCGCAAATACCCAAGTCTTCGTGAATTGCGCAAACAATATAAAGACGAGGCCAGAGAATTGGCAAAAACAGATGCATACACCAGAGATCCTTCATGGTTAGATGGTATTACGGTAAAAATCCCCTCAGGGGCATCAAGACAACCCGAAACACCACAAGCAAAACCAAGCACAAGCGGATCAAGCTCTGGGTCTTCAAGATCAAGACCAACTGAGCGTGTGATTGATGGCAAGACGTATGTCCTTGTAAACAATTCATGGGTGCTTAAAGAATAATGGCAAAAGAACGAATTCCAACATTAGCTGAGTACAACAACAACCCCGGCAACCTGAAACCGCCAAAGAATGTTGTTTACGAAGGCCAACTCGGTCTTGATGAGCACGGCTTTGCCATCTTTGAAAAGCCAGAGTATGGTCGCAAGGCGCTAGTCAATGACATTAGGTACAAGCTTAAAAATGGCTTGATGACGCCTGAGGCTTTCATTGACAAGTATGCCCCTGCTGGGGATGAAAATCCAGAAGATTCCAGAGACAACTACAAGCTCCACATAACCCATAACTTGGGTCTCAAGAGTTCAAAGGATGAGTTTCCTGAGGGGTCTGAAGAAAAGATTGCCGACCTAATTACGTCGTTTGAGACTGGCAGTCCTTATGTACCAAAAGAAACTACTGAAGGAACATCCCCCACTCCTGTCTCAGGTACAACAAGTAAAGATCGAGATATAAATCCCATTTATGGGGGTATTGCTGGTGCAACCGCTGGCGTAGGGCTTGCTACCCCGATTGCAACATACAAGAGCTACTACGACCTTGCACGATCTGCCGCAAACATGATGCCTCGCTACGAGCCAACCATGGGGATTGAGCCAACAATTGGGTCTTCTATGTCAGCAGGTGAACCTGAACTGACAAGTGGAGAAAAGTGGACAAAAAATTGGGCTGGCAAAGATGGCGTGCCAGATGCTTCTGCAAAATATCAAAGAAGCAAAGGTCAGGGAAAAGTAACTGGTCGAGTTACTAAAATGTGGGGGCCCTCTGAGCCAATGGAGCCCGGCGTCTTTAAGCCCGGACGCCTGTCACTTGCCCCATCTACCACGCCTGAACCTTTTTTAGCCGCCGCAGAGGATGAAGCCGCACGTTTGGCTTCCCGCGCCAAGCCCGGCCCCGTCAGGTCTGCCTTGGGTCAACTTGCTGGGAACTTTATGATCCCAATCAAGGCTGGTTTAGCGGGCTTTGGGACAGGGTTTGGTGCACTAGATGCGTACAACAGGGCCAAAGCAGGGGACACCTCAGGATCTGTTGCGGCAGGTACTGGGGCCCTTGCAAGCGCCTTGTCACCCTTTGTGTCTGGTGCTGGCCCGCTCTCCATGGCGATCCCCATCGGCTTGTACGCAAGAGACAAGATGACAAGGATGACCCCAGAGCAAGCTAGGGCGCACAATGAGGAAATTAAGAGGCTTGGGTATGACCCAAGCTTTAATCCTTAAAGTTTTCCGCGCTTGTCTTCCAATGCGTTGGCTACCTCGGTATTGAGGGATCGAACGTAGTTCACGCACATAGTTAACTCAGCACGCCTTATGCTGGGCATTGCCGCCATGATGAAGGCATTGGCAAGCTTCACAAGGTCATCCTCAAGGAAGTTGTAGTTCTCCTCAAGATTGACGCTACGAAACGCCTCGTTGATCTCTTCAACGGTTAGGTAAGTGTTGTTCATTTGGTTTTGCTTCCTCTTTTCTTACGATTAGCCATAATTATTTTTCCTCTAGGTGTTTGGGTCCAATGGGGCTTCTTTGGTTTTTCTTTTTGTATTTGATCCTCATGAAGTTTGTTGATCATTTGCATCCGCTTCTCTGGGTTATCCCATATCCCAGCCTCTTTCATGGCAGAAACCTGCTCAGGCTTTAAGGTAAACCTAGTCCTGCTTCTCTCTTCTGCCTCATTCATCTCTTCCAACAAAATATCAAATTTTTCATCTAAAGCTTCACGAATAAAAAGAAATTCTGCTATTGATAAAACAATTCTGATGTCGTCCATTTTTTACTCCTTAACTGAACCAAAGAAAAAAGCCATGCAGTATCCCAATGGGAAAGAACAGGGCCCCAGCGATTAAGAAACCCCACATTGCTTGCGAGAAGCAAGTGAAGATGTGTGTGAGCCATGCAAAGAAGCATGCCCATCCAAGGATGTATCCCATCAGCGCTCCAATCCTGTTTTTGCGTACCAAAAGGTCAAGAGTGCCTCAAACATCTGCCAAGCGCGATCTAGTTCCTCGCGTGTCCATTCCTTGACGTAGACCAGACCCGGTTGGGTGACCGAGACAAACACGTTTGCGCACCTTGCGTTGGGTATCTCCAAGCCCTTGGCGTATGCCACCAACTGCATGGGCAACTCGTCGTACATCGCAATGTCTGAAAAATGCTCAAACTCCTTGGTCTTGAAGTCCACCACGATCCCGTCACCGTCCTTGGAATACAGGTCAAGCTTGCCACCGTACCCAAGCTTGGAGGCAAAGGCGGTCTCGGTATGCCACCAAGGACTGCCAAACACCTCATGGACAGCGTTATCGACACCCACCTGATGCTCGGCATGGGTAGAGGTCATCACGCCGCCGTAGAACTTCTCTAGCGACTCATGGATGGCTGTACCGCGCTCTGCCGCCATCTTTGCCTGCTCCTTGGAGTCGCGTTGGATGCGGGCGATGAATTGATCCTCTGGCTCGCCTTCAGCCCTTGGGAGGGTCAAGGCCGCCATCATCATTTGGTTCATCTTCCATGACTCAAGCCCCGGCTTTGCCATCACGCCCATGATGGTGGTCACCGACGGCACATAGTTGTGCTTGCGAGCGTCTCTGAGGGTTGTGGGGCGGTCTGAGCCGTCCTTTGCCTTCACCGTGTACATCGGTTTCCCATTCTGGTCGTACCAGTGTTGGGACTCACTTGCTCTTGCAATGATTGTTGTCATTTGTTCTCCGATGTGACTTTGACTGACTTGGCGGAGTTGATTGTGTTTTCAAACGCAGTTGCGACACCCATCACGCCGTAGGTGGCAATAAAAAACCCAAAGACTGAGCCAACCAAAAAATTAAACATGATGCCTCCTTAGTATCTGGTTCTTGGTGCGCAAGTGACCTCAACCACAATGTCTGCGGTGTAGCCATTGATCTTGCGTTTGGCGTAGATCATCACGGCGCGGGTGTTGTTTGTTTCACACTCGTTGATCGCATAGATGACCTCGTTCCTGCTCAACGGTTGGACGTTGGCATCAACCTCAAGGTTTTGGAGCTTGTAAGACCCCGCATCAGGTTTTTTTGGTTCCCCCACGCTGGCGTTCCAAGACGACCCTGCGGCGCATCCTGTCAAGGCAAGTAGTAAAAGAATGTATTTCATCAAATTTTCCTCAGTAAATGATCTTTGATCGCCATACATTGATGCGCATTCCGTGGACTGATCGACTGTCTGCAATCTTGCTTCCTGCGTGTTCAATGATGTTGTTTTTTATTGCCATCCTGACAATGTGCCCCCAAGCGCGAGGCTCAGGGGGGTTAGGAACATTCAAACTGTCTGCCCTAACCTGCTCTGTGGTGAACTCATGGTGCATCCTTGCATATTGGACAAATGTTTCATAAGCCAATTTTTTCCAATCTTCACCAGCGTTATCAGCCGCAACCTTTGCCAAGGCATGACCAATTTGTAAGCCCGTAGGCGGGGGCTTGTGCCCCCCAAACAGGTCGCGTGTAAATTCGTCCCATTCGGTTTTCATGGTCAGAAGGGCAAATCGTCTTCCATGTCGTCAAAGCCACTCTTAGATGGAGCCTGAGTGGGGCTTGAGGAAGCCTTTAAGGGGGCCTTAGGGGACTTCAGGGCACGCCACTCAGGGGAAGACTCAATCTTCTCCTTTAGGCCCTTGCTGAAGGTCTCAAAGAGCGCCATGTCGGGCTCTGCCAAGCGGAACATCTGAAGGTCGTTGATTCCCTCTGGCAAGCCAAACTTTTTGACCTGTGAGGGGATGGGGGAGATGCTGGCGACGTTGGAGAACATCTTGTTGCCGTCCTTGCCGGGGCGGTGTATCACGCTCAGCATGCACCACGCACCTAGCGCGTTGGAGATGTCAAACCGTTGGCTTTCCTCGTCCGTAAACTGCTTACCGCGCCATCCTTGCAGGTCAAGGCGCAAGTTAGCTTTCTCGTTCAGGCTAAGGGTGTAGTTCTTAAAGATTGCCATTGGGTCACCCTTTTCGGTGACCAAGGGTTTTCCTTCGCTATCCTCGCCGTGAAGCTCCCAGCCAAACATGACCTTGCGCAGTTGTTTAATCTGTCCAAGGTACTCGGTTTGTTGGGTTCCCAAGTCGATGATGCGGTAGCAACGAGCGACATGTGAGCCAGCGGGCACGGGGATAAATGATGATGAGGATGATGATCCTTCGACGATAAAGTTCATGATTCTTCTTTCTGTAAAAGTTGTTTAAGGTCTTCAGTAACTACCCAAAGGTGGTACTCCAGTTGATCGACAGGGTTGGCAAGCCAGTCCCTGTACTCTTGCTCGCTTAACGTCTCCATACAAAGACATCCAGCAGAACGACAACAAATGCCGCGAGGAAAACGAGTCCCACGCAGGCATCAGCAAATTTGGTTTTGGGGGAATAGCGCTCGACAGCACAGGCATAGTCAATCTGTTCGGGGGTGGGTTTCATAATCTTTCTCGTAATACGCCAACATCAGCGCAAACGGATTACACCACACTTTTTAATTTCAAGTTAGGAATACTTGAGAAAAACTAGGGGGCTTTGTTAATTGCAAGTTAAGGTATACTCGTTTGCAGGAGAGAATCAAATGGACTTGAGAGAGTATTTCAAAGACGAGCCTATGGGGGCGGTGAACGAGATGGCTGAACATTTGGGCATCACCGCGACATGGCTGTCTATCTTGATCCACAACCACAAGAGACCGTCAGCAATGCTGGCGATCAAGATTGAGAAAGCAACACAGGGGTTGGTAAAGCGTGAGGTATTGCGTCCTGACCTTTTTGTGGTGTAACATGGTTTGAAACACGGCTAGATGGGGATTGATCCCCCCGTCGAAAAGCGAGCCTCCCCGCCTGCCGCAGTTTCTTTGTCAACGGAGGACAGCGAAGGAAAACAATGTTTTACTATCCCCATCATATTGGCGACTATAAGTCCGCCACCGCCCATTTATCCAACGAAGAAGACTTGGCATACCGACGTTTGTTGGAAATGTACTACGACACCGAAAGTAATATTCCACTGGAAACCCAGTGGGTTGCCAGACGGTTACGAGTGGGAACCGAGCCCTTAGAGTCGGTTTTAAATGACTTCTTTGTGCGCACCGATAAGGGTTGGAAACACTCTAGATGCGACCTTGTAATCCGCGATTATCACGAAATGGCGGAAAAAAACCGCAGGAATGGTAGGCTTGGTGGACGTCCTAAGTCTAATAAATCTAAGGATAAAAACCCAGTGGGTTCCCAGTCGGTTGCCAGTGGCAACCCAGTCGTATCCCACTCGAAAGCCAACCAAGAACCAATAACCAATAACCATAAACCAATTAAAGATACAGCGACTAGCGTCGCTACGCCTGACGGCGTGTCATCAGAAGTTTGGGAGCAGTTTGTCAAGCAAAGGAAATCCAAGAAGGCGCAGATTACAGGTTTGGTGATGGCTGGTATCCAACGAGAGGCTGATAAGGCTGGCTACACCTTGGAGAGGGCTTTGACTGAGGTTGTGGTGCGCAACTGGACTTCTTTCAAGGCTGACTGGGTTCTTGAGAAGCAAACGGCTACCCAGAAGGCGCAGGCAAACATGGCTTTGTTGACCAGAGGCATGACTGCCCCCAAGCCTGCCAATTTTTGGGATAAAACTACAACCTTGGAGATGATTCATGATGAACCCAAACGAATTCTGTGATTCCGACTCTGGTTTTGATTACATCTTCACCCGAATGAATGCCATCTACGGTGCAGGCTTTGCCAGACATTGGGATGGTATTGACTTGGCGACAGTGCGGGTTGAGTGGAAGCGACAGCTTGGCAAATTTCTGACCTATCGTCCGTCCATGGATTACGCTATTGATCGACTCAAGGGTGAGTTCCCGCCAAGCGCTATCACTTTCCGTGAGTATTGCAATGCAGGCCCTGACATCCCACGGGATGAGCCGCAGATTGCCTACAACCCAACCCTTGTTGACCCTAAGGTCGTAGAGGACGCCAAGCGACGTTTGGCTGAACTGAGAGGTAAGCCATGGACAAAGATTTAGACGCGCTCAAATGCCAAGTGGCTGGGTGTCAAGCTCGTTGGACGGTCAATGCAGGCTGGAAAAAGTGCTCCAAGCATGCGTGGACAGAAGAAAACCCATACGAGCAGGTTCTCAAACCAACCTTTACCCAACCCCCTGTAAAACCGTATTACGAAATTGATGATGGAGATCTTTGATGTCTCAAAATTGTTTATTTGAAAAGCTAGATGAGTCTTTTAGGGATGAGTGGAAAAACATGCCTGAATACGTTCAAGAAGATTTGACTCCTTACAGGGTAATTAACGTAAGATTTAGAAATGAAGAAGATGTTGCGTTGTTTGAAAAGCTGATGGAACAAAAGATTACTGAAAAGCAAAAGACATTGTGGTTTCCATATGCAGAGCCCCGCAGAGCATCTTTGTATAGGTACGTTGATGAATCCTGATTACCCAATTTACATTGTGTCTAAGGGGCGGTGGGAGTCTAGGCTTACCAGCAAGGCGTTGGAGCGCATCAATGTGCCATATCAAATTATTGTGGAAGAGCAAGAGCGGGATGCGTATGCAAGCGTGATTGATCCAAAAAAGGTGTTGGTGTTGCCGCAGTCGTATTTGGATGAGTACGAGACATGTGATGAGGTGGCGGGGAAGTCCAAGGGCCCCGGCGCGGCTCGCAATTTCGCATGGAATCACAGCATCACCCTTGGCGCAAAACGCCATTGGGTTATGGACGACAACATCGCATCTTTCAACCGATTGAACCGCAACTTGATGTGCAAAGTTGAATCAGGAACCATCTTCAAAGCCTGCGAAGATTTTGTTGATCGTTATACAAACGTAGCCATCGCTGGATTTAATTACGATTTTTTTGCCAAGGCCAAAGAACAGATACCGCCGTTTGTTTTGAACACGCGGATTTATTCGTTGCTGTTGATTAAGAACGATTTGCCAATTAGATGGCGAGGAAGATATAACGAAGACACCGATTTAAGTTTGCGTGTACTCAAAACTGGCATGTGCACCGTTCAATTCAACGCCTTCCTACAAGAGAAAGCGACAACACAAACCCTTAAAGGCGGAAACACTGACGAGTTTTATGCTAAAGAGGGCACGTTGCCAAAATCGCAAATGATTGCTGACTTGCATCCTGACGTGGCAAAAGTTGTTTGGCGTTTCAATCGCTGGCATCACCATGTTGATTACAGAGCATTCAAGAAAAACAAACTTAGACGCGTTGAAGGTATTGACATCCCAAACAAAGTAAACAATTTTGGGATGAAACTTGTGGAGACAAAAAGGTGACCCGTGAAGAAGCGAACAAAATCCTCGACCAAATCCGTGAGGGCAACACTGGCTCCGCGACTTTCACCGATCATTGCCTCTATGTCACAGGAGACCTTAGATCACATGAAGAACTGCGAAGCGCGAGAGTGGCTGAAGAGGAGGAAAGAAAAAATTGGCGCTTTAGGGTTAGAGAACGCGCAATACTGGTGGGGAGGAGTCAAGAATGACATCAAGCGCATCCGTGGAGATCAAGGACTTGCCGACCTTATACGACGCATGGAAACCGAACGCAACAATGCTAAGGCTTCCGTTTCCTCCAAGCGAGTTGATGCCCAACAACAAAAACGGCAAGCATTGGGCAACCACGCACAAGGTCAAGACGCAGTACAAGGAGGACTGTTTCTACCTGACCAAGGATGAAGGAAAAGACTTCATCAACAATGGAAAAGAGATCAGGGTAACGCTGATGTACTTTATGCCAGACAAGCGTCACAGGGATGTAGACAACTTACTGGCGGCAAGCAAGGCGGGACTTGATGGTGTAGCGCAGGCGTTGGGTGTGGATGACAAGCACTTTCAGCCAATTTCTGTCTACAGGTTTCCCGGCGAGAAGCCGGGGTCATTGATCGTACAACTGGAGAATTTATGAACGCAGAACCTTCCCGTTCTTTTTACACCCGTGGATCCATGATCCATCGTGGCTTGGAAAGAATTGCCCGCTGTCCCATGACAGAACAAGAGTGGCGCACACAAACCGAAAACATCTCAATTCAGAGATATTTTCAATACGTTATTGACCCGCTGAAAAAAGATGGGTTTGTGCAAAACCGTGATGGGTTCTGGTTCATAACCAAGGCTGGCGAAGAGCGCTTGAGTGAACTGGGCGCAGTCAAAAAATTGCGTGTGCGTCACCACAAAGAGGATCTGTTAAACACCGTTTACGACGGCGCTGAGTTAGACCACATGGTGACAAGACCCGGCGCAGAGGACTTCCTGACCTACCCAAGCCGTAGGTTCAATCAACTGCACTACCGTGATGGAAGAGTCGAGGTGATGGCATGAGCAGGATGACAGACCCCAACGAGGCGATTGACTACATCATTGCCAAGTCCAAGGACTATGCCCAAGCCAAGGCAAACCGCATCTACATGGAGGAACTGCGCAAGACCCTGAAGGCTGAGCTATGCAAGACAGCCCTGCACCACGGTTTTGAGGCGGTCAACGCTCAGGAGCGGGAAGCCTACAGCGACCCCAACTACAGATCCCATTTGCTGGCGATTAAACAGGCCGTAGAGGCCGAGGAACAGCTTCGGTGGATGCTGATAGCCGCCCAAGCCCGAATCGACGTCTGGCGGTCTATAGAGGCCTCTAATCGGGTGCAGGACAGGGTGACCATGTGACCGAAAAGGAATGGATGAATGCCGTGGCTGAGCTAGGGTGCGGCATGTGCAGGCGCATGGGGTACGGAGAGACCCCCGCCCAGCTACACCATCCACGAGAGGGGGTGGGGATGGCGCAACGTCAAAGCAATTGGCTGGTCATCCCCCTCTGCCCCGCCCACCATACAGGCTCCAAGGGCTGGCATGGGACAAGGGACGACTTCAAGCGCCACAGCGTAGATGAGTTGGACATCCTTGCCGACACAATTGAGTTGTTGGCAACCAAAAGGTAACCGATTACCTTGCAATTACATCCCCGCAAACCCCTGTAAACATTGGATTTTTGCTAAATCCCCACAACTTAGTTGGTTATTGCTTTACATCATTTCTTAATTCTGTGTTAAGATTCCAATCACTGCACCATCGCAGGGTAACTGAAAGACACTGAAATGAACAACGATCTCTCCTTCTCTCCCGTAGACACACTTGGTAACCTGTTGGCTCAAATTGCCGACCTTGAAGCGCAAGCCGAAAAAATTAAAGACCAACTCAAAAACGACGGCAAGACCGTTGAGGGCGTAATGTACAAAGCCACCTATGTTGAAGCAAACCGTTCCACCATCAACTGGGCCAATATGTTTGCCGCTAAAGCTGGCGTAACACTTGGCGCAAAAGACACTGCCGCACAAGCTTGGTCAAAGATTGCGGTCAAGTTTGGTTTTGATGCTGAAAAAGAATTGCCCAAAGCAATTGCTGACAACACCAGCACCACCGCTGTTTTTTCCATCAAAGTCACCGCACGTTAATCAGGGGCTCACCATGACAAATTACCAATACACATTACTGAGCAAAGCTCACCAAAGAAAAGCTAACAAGCTTGGTTGCGCGTTTGGAAACTTTGGGTGGGTTCTTGACAAAGGAGTTATTTGTAGCAAAACAAGTATGGGTTACCTGACCACAAAATATGTGGGTCATGGTAAATATGAACACAAATTAGAAGATTAAAGGGAACACCATGACATACGGCGAAATGAAAAAAGATTTTGACAAAGTAGTTCACCACACTTACTTTGAGCCAACCGTTCATGTAACGGCAGATGACTTGTGTTTTCTTTGCCTGCATGAGTTGGACTTGCATGCGGAGGGCGAATACTGGCATCCCGTCAAGACTCGTCGTGATCTGCTTAACTTCATAAACAAGCACGGATCAGACTATTACAAGAACGAAGCCTTGCGCCAATTCAATCTTGGCAAGGGCAAACTCAAGGCAGACAGTTACATCTAATCAACCAACGGGGGCGCAGTCCCCCATCTTTTAAAGGAAATCATCATGTACCGTTTTGCATCTAGCTCCAACCAAACCAACTTCCGTTCACAAACCGAGTTGTCCAATGACACCATCGCCCGCTATGCCCCCAGCGTGCTGGCTAATGAGGCCCACAGCAGTCGCGGTGAGAAGTACACCTTCATCCCCACCATCAAGGTGATTGACGCCTTGCGCCTTGAGGGGTTCCAACCCTTTGAGGTTCGCCAAACCAAGGTGCGCTCGGCACATCGTCGTGACCACACCAAGCACATGGTTCGCCTGCGCCATGCGTCGTCCCTGATGACCAACGACGAGGTTCCTGAGATCGTGTTGCTAAATAGCCACGATGGCTCGTCCAGCTACCAATTGCTGTCGGGTGTGTTTCGTTTTGTGTGCTCCAACGGTTTGATCGCTGGTGACATCTTCAGCGACATCCGAGTGCGTCACCATGGCAACGTGGTGGACAACGTGATCGAGGGTGCTACACGGGTGCTGGAGAACACCGAGCAGATCATGTCCCGCATTGACACATACAAGGCCATCACGCTGAACGAAGCTGAAGCCACAGTGTTTGCCAATGCCGCCTTGCACCTGCGTTGGGAGGAGGACAAGGCTCCTGTGACCGCCGAGGGCCTGTTGGCTACCAGCCGCTACCAAGACGCCAAGCCAGACCTTTGGACGACCTTTAACCGTGTTCAGGAGAACATGATCAAGGGTGGCGTGGCTGGACGCTCTGCCCGTGGTCGTCGCATGACCACCCGTGGGGTAGCAGGCGTCAACGAGAACGTCAAGCTGAATCGTGCCCTGTGGACTCTGGCTGACCAGTTTGCCAAGCTGAAGTCCAACGTGGTGGAAATCGAGGAGTTGATGGCGGCATAAGAAGTAAGGGGTAGGGAAAGCACCTACCCCAATATCTTCTTAATTCTGTGTTAAGATTCCAATCACTGCAAAGTTGCAGGGTAACTGAAAAGGAAATAATCATGAGATACAAAGGTCAAGGCAAAAAAGAATTTGTGGTTGTCATCAAAGATGACGATGGTTCTAAGCGTGTGTTTTCGCATCCTGTCACAGAAAAAAGTGCCGTGTTCATGATCCTTGGATCATCACTGCCCTTGGACTACGTTGCAATACGCCACATCGAAGAGCTTGGCATCAAGTCCAACAAGGCGTGGCAACACAACGCACCCATCAATCCCCAGTTTTTGGGCGCACAACCAGCCCGCGCTGGCGAAGATTATTAAAAGGAGCCGTCATGTCAAACAAAGAATGGAAAGAAGGATTTGAGGCGGGCATTGACTTTTCGTTGTCCTTCGTCAACGATATGTTTGCTCACACAGAGCGCAAGGCTAAATTTGAGGGGCTCAACGAGTTGGTTGAGGAGTTTGGTCGCATGGAAAGCATTATCAAGACGCTGGAACGTCAATTGGCATCTAAGGAGCAATCATGAGCGAAGATCTGGAATTTGCTATCAGGACGCATGAAGACAAACACGCCATCCGCATCAGCCCCAACGACGATGGGGTATGGCTCAGCCTGTCCATGTCTGGGTGCAACGCCTACACCACCATGACCGCCGCGCAGGCCCAAAAGCTTATCGAGGCGCTGACCGCCATTGTTGGTTCTACGGAGTCGGCATGATAGTCACCTTCATCCTGTTGGTTCTTGGAACCCTGATTGGCATTGGGGTTTTTTGGATCATTGCCCTGATCTTGGCTGAAATCCAAGACATGGACAGGTGAGGGGTGTGGAATGCTAGACCCCAAAACCGCACCAGAGCCCCTACAGCACGCCGAAGGCTCGCCTGCATGGGTAGACCTCACCAAGGCTCGTTTGATGGCCTACAGCACCCAAATAACCCGTTTAAAGGCGGAAAACCTAAACCTCAAGCGCACTGTCAAGCAAATGGAGCGCCGAATCTTAAGAAGTGAGCATCGCGATGACTGAAGAAGACGAAGCATTCAACGAGATTGAACGACAAGCCAAGCAACGCAAAGAATCGGTGAGAGCGGCAATAAACAAGGATAAACCAATGAATAACCCATTAGCTTTTCCAAACCCAAACAGGATAGATCAAACAGGCATGACCTTGCGGGACTGCTTTGCGGCGCAAGCTATGCCGTCGGCACTAAAGATTTTGATGCATGACTATTCTCGTGACATGGACGATTGGTCTTGGAATTACAAAGTTGACAATGAAATGTTGGCTGAAGCCGCTTACCAAATAGCAGACGCAATGCTGAAAGCGAGGGAGGCATGACAGCCGCTTACTTTCAACTCCACCCAACAGACCCTGAAAAGGTTATCTTGCGTAAACCACCGCTTGACCAAGAGCCTCCCAAGTATTCGTTCAAGGCGCACTGGGAAAAAGACGGGCGTATCGGTGTGGTTGCGGCTATTGTGCGGTCAGATGGCGGTGTTCACATATTGGAAGACATCATTGATGCGCCACAGCGCACAGAGCAGAACTTCTGCTCTCGATGCGGGAAACGCACAGCAGACTTAACAGTCATTCACACTTGCACACCACCACAGGAGAACACATGACCTACTACAAGATTGGAGTTTGGGCATACCAAGATATTTGTGATTTTGAAGACTGCATTGATATGTGGCGCTTTGAAATTATCGGCAATGGCATTCGTGTTAAGCGCAAGGAGAAGAACACATGAAAAAAGACAGAATTATTTTAGAACTTGAAGCAATAGTTGAGGGCTGTAAGGCTGTAAAAAAAGAAAACATCAACAAGGAAGTCAACACATTTGCTCAAATAATAATTAAAGATTGCAACGAATTGATTAAAAAAATCAAGCATGAGTATTTGGAGGCGGTTAAATGACTGAGAAAAAAGAAATGAGCCAACTTGCCCGACAATTGCTGGGTGGACAAGGTGCGGTGACATTCTTCACCCAACAGGAGTTTGACGATGCCCTGACCATTGCCAAGGCTGAGATCATGACGGTAGCAATCCAGACCAGTAGACAGGCCATCATGATCGAGCGTCAGGCTTGCGCTGAGTTGGTTAGAAACCTTGCATACGAGGAAGATGAGGGTGAGGTAGCCACGGCCCTTATAAACGCCTCACAGGCGATCCTGCACCGCATACCGAGCCAAAGGCAATGATGAGCAAAAAGGAATTAGTCATAAAGTTTCTAAAGGATAAGTTTCGTCCAATGACGATAAGGGAGATCATTGTCAAAGAGATCAGGGAGGCGCACCTACGCAAGCTGGAGGCCGAGAGTGCCACCGAGTACGCTAAATCTTTGGCTCAGTACAACGATCAAAGGATTGCCCGTTTGCAAAAGAGATTGACTGAACACACCGAGGAGGGGGACTACACATGACACAAGAAGCATTGAAGCTGGCGCTTGAGGCGTTGGAAGAACTCAACAACACAAATAGTCATTGGTGGCAAGAAGTTGATAGGAATACTGTTGACAAAATAGAACCAGCCATCATCGCCATCAAAGAAGCCTTGGCACAGCAAGAACTCAACTTCTGTTCAAGATGCGGTAAGCGCACAGCAGACTTGACCACGATTCACACTTGTACGCCACCACAGGAGAGCACATGATTGACAAACTGATTGTGAGCGCCGTCCTTGGTATTGTGGGCTGGGGTGGCATCTACCCTACCGAGCCGCCACCTATGACACCTCATCAACTTAGAGTTAAGGCGATTGAGGCATCCAAGTCAGGGGCATGCAGGTCTAAGAAGAAGTCCAAGGCCCTAAAAGAGTTCTGTAACCGTAGACAAAATAGGGGTTCATGATAAAATGCGGGCATGAATGCGTTTGATTACAAGGGCCCAAGCCAAATCGCCAAGCAGATCATGTTTGAGCACAAGACAAGCGTGAACGCGACCAAGGCGGTACAGAAGGCAAGGGACAACGGAGTAGACCCCGGCATGCTCTACGGGATCAGCAAAAAGGCTGACGAGAGCATCGCCTACTACAACACAGTACGACGCAAGACAAAGAAACCAACTTGAAGTTAAAATCGCGCCCAATCAGACAAAGCGGAGAGCGCCATGGCTACCAAGAAGACCAAACCACCCGAAGGCTTAAAAGTGCCAAGAGTGTCAAAAGTTTCAAAAGATCATACAAATCAAATAGTTACTGAAATAGTAGTAGACGCCGCGCCGACAAAAAAGAAGATAGGTCGCCCCTCCAAGTACACCCCAGAGCTTGCTGACGAGATATGCCAAAGACTAAGTAACGGAGAACCCTTACGTCAGATATGTAGGGAAGAGTACATGCCAGCTTGGCAAAAGATCTATGAGTGGATGGCTAAGGACGAAAAGCTATCGGGATTCATCGCGCGTGCCCGTGAAGTTGGGCAGGATGCCATAGCTGAGGACATCTTCAGCGAGATGATGCAGGAGCCTGAAAGGATCCTTTCTGAGGGTGGTGGGCGTATTGACGCTGGTTATGTCCAACTGATCAAGGCTAGGGCTGAGATCAAGTTAAAACTTTTGGCTAAGTGGAACCCTAAGCGTTATGGGGATCGAGTCCAGTTGGCAGGCTCAAAGGATGAGCCTATGGAGCACAAGGTCGAGGTTACATCCCTGTTTGACGGCATCATGCAGAACTTGGAACTGGCAAAGCAGGTAAAAGTTAGTGGGTAAAGCCATGGATCTGGCTACCCTGTTGGCTGATCCTGACATTCGACAGCAGTTTGAGTCTATACCTGACGAGAACTACAAGGCGGCATGGGCTTGGAGAACAACTTGGCTGTCTAAGTCCCATGACCATCAGATCTTGCCCGTGGGGGACTGGTGGAGCATTTGGCTGATGCTGGCAGGCAGGGGCGCTGGAAAGACCCGTACAGCCGCTGAGCAGATCGCTTGGTGGGCATGGAAGCAACCTAATACTAGATGGCTTGTAGCGGCTCCTACGTCCTCTGACGTGCGTTCTACCTGCTTTGAGGGTGACTCTGGCCTGTTGGCGATCATCCCCCCTAGATTGATTGAGGACTACAACAAGGCACTGCACGAGCTAAGGCTGATCAACGGCTCCCTGATCAAGGGTATACCCGCATCAGAGCCCGAACGGTTTCGTGGCCCACAGTTTCATGGTGCATGGTGCGACGAGCTTGCCGCATGGGACTACCTCCAAGAGGCGTGGGATCAGATCATGTTCGGTGTGCGCTTGGGCAAGAGCACCAAGATCATATGCACCACTACCCCCAAGCCTAAGGACTTGATCCTTGAATTGATTGGCAGGAAGGGTGAGGACGTGGTGGTGACCACCGCCTCAACTTACTCCAACCTTGCAAACCTATCAGACAACTTCCAGCGCCAGATCCTTCAATACGAGGGAACCAAGCTTGGCAGGCAGGAGATCTATGCCGAGATCATTGATCCTGAGGAGGGTGGCATCGTCAAAAGGGATTGGTTCAGGCTGTGGCCAGACGGCAAACCCATACCCCAGTTGGAGTTCGTCATACAGTCCTACGACTGCGCTAACACTGACAAGACGGTGAACGACCCAACCGCCGCCATTACCTTGGGGGTCTTCAAGCCCTTGGATGGTGGGATGTGTGCTTTGGTGCTGGACTGCTGGCAAGACCACATGCAGTACCCTGACCTGCGTCCCAAGGTGATCGAGGAGTACGAGATCGTCTACGGTGAGGGCAAGGGCAAGAAGAGGGTTGACCTGATACTGGTGGAGGACAAGTCAGCGGGCATAAGTCTTATACAGGACTTGCAGAGGGCTCACCTGCCTGTGCGGGCGTATAACCCGGGCAAGGCTGACAAGATCCAACGCCTGAGCATTGTGTCCAACATCATCAAAGCTGGCAGGGTGTGGATCCCTGAGAGCGGCGTCAAGAAGAACTTCGTGCGGGACTGGGCTGAGGGCATGGTCAGTCAGGTCTGCGCCTTCCCTGAGACCGTCCATGACGACTATGTGGACGCGCTGTCCCAAGGGCTGAGGTATCTGAGGGACGCTGGTTGGCTGAGCATTGATGCCCCACCAAGGGATGACTATGACCCTGAGGATGTGATTGACGCAGGCGGTGGAAAGCGTGAGAATCCATACGCTGTCTAAGCATCAAGACGCATGGGGATTGGGCAAACCAAGGCGGGCCGTCAGTCGCACTTGTGAGCCGTCCTGACGGATCAGTCCCCAGCCGTGTTGGTGGTCGCCTTTCGGAACAATAAGCGCGTTTGGCCTAAGTTGCTGTACAGTGAGCCATCAACAGCTAACACGCATGGAGATTGCCAGCCACAGGTAGCCAATTGAGGTTACTTGATCGTTGGACAAACAGTCTCCAGCCGTGTTGGTGAAAGTGAATTACTCCGCTATGAGTGCCGAGGAATACCTTCGCTCTGTCCCTTGAAGAAATCGGTTTTTAGCCACCAACAACATTCAGGATAAAAGATGAGGCAATGCAAGTGCGGCGGTCAGATAAGGGAACATGATCTAGTCGATGGCAGGGTTGCTTGGGCCTGCAACTCCTGCAAGCGGTACGAGAAGGTGACGCTTCCCACAACCCCCGTACCTCCCTATAATCGCCCCAGTCCTACTTTGGCGGCAATATGACCAAACCAATCGACCCCAAGCTTGCTAAGTTTATTGCCGAGAGCAAGGTCAAGCACCGTGTGTATCACGGAACCATGAGCGACGTAAAAAAGTTTAAGACCCCCGCCTACTTTGGCGGTAAGGATGTCGCCAATCAATTCTCTGACCCCGAATACCTGTTTGGTTCAAGTGAGCTTAACGAGGGCGAGCACCCCAACGTGATTCCTGTCCACCTGAATTTGAAGAACCCAAAGATCTTCACCAAGGAAGAGGATTACGAGAAGCACGTTATGGATGGCGGTTTAGATCCACAGCGCTGGATTAAAAAGGGTCACGATGGCGTTATTTACGCGCCCAATGGGGATATTGAGCACCCTGACGCATACTATGTAGCCTTTCACCCCAATCAGATCAAGTCGGCTATTGGCAACAGGGGCACATACAGCAAGAGGTCGGGCGACATCACCATGGATAAGGGAGGTTCAGTGGAGCCCAAGCAAACCGTCAAGGCATACAAGATGTTTCGGGTTGATCCAAAGCAACCCGGCAAGCTATTCCCTCTGTTTGTCAACGCCAACACGCCTGTGCCAATGAATGAATGGATTGACGCCGAAGAGGGTGAGATGTCCAACGGTAAGGTCAAGAGCAAGATTGGCCCACTTGCCTACCGCCCCGGCTGGCACGCTGGCGACCTTCCCCTTGCCACACACATCGGTGACAAGGACGAAGAACAGAAGGCTGAGACCACCCGCATCAACAAATTGCGAGACGCCATGGTTGCTGACCTTGGGTACGACAAGGAAGCCCAGCGTATTGCCAAAAAGATGTATCCCTACCCCAGTTGGGTAAACGCCCCTCGCCTGCGCAACCCAAGGCACATGTGGGCTGAGATTGAGATGCCCCATGACGTAGATTGGCAGTCAGAGGCTGAGAAGCGTGGCTACAACGATAAGGGCAAGTTTGTTGCTAGTGAGGCGCACATTACCGACCAACTACCCAAGGGCGGGCACTACAGGTACAAGACCAACGCCAACATGACAGGCAATTGGCTCATCGGCGGGGCTATGAAGGTCAACCGCATACTGGATGACGCTGAGGTCAAGTCCATCAATAAAGCCGCTGGCACTACCGACCTGCCCCGCCTGACCCCCATGAAGAAGGAAAAGTTTGGCTTTGCTGGTGGTGGCTCCGTTGCCCCCGACGAGTGGAAGGCTGAGGAGCATGTCAACTACCGCGACCCCAAGACAACCAAGATTGAAGACTGGAAGTGGCGCAAGCTTAAGGAAGTGCTGACTGACGTGCCGTTGACAGAAGTCCCTGACTACATCCAAAAGGGATACGGCGAGTTCATGAACCAACAGCTTTCTAAGGCAAAGGCTGGTCAACTGACACCCCGCGACCTGCTAAAGGCATTCACCATCACCCAGTCCAGCATTGGTCGTGGTGGCTTGTCCCATGCGTCGGCTACCAAGACTGGCATGAAGCTACCCAACACAGGCGAGGAAGTACGCCCAGAAGGCGCGTTTGCTGAGTGGTTGGGCTCACCCATGGGGCAGAGGTACTTGAACGCCGCAGAGCGCGGTTTGATACATCACCCTGCCCTTGGTGACATCCAGCAGAAGTTTGCCCCGTTTGGTAAGCACAACCAATTGGTTGACCAAATGGCTTACGCCGCTCAGATGATGCCCAAGCTGGCGCAGACCATGAACCAAGCTGTCACTGGCGGCAAGGACGAGTACCGTGACTGGGCTGAGCAGATGCGTGGTATTGCTGGCGCTAAGTCTGGCTTCATTGGATCCATGCTGGGACGTGGCGACCTGCCTACATTGGATGCCCGCCAACTGAACCTGCACACCCTGCCCGCCAAGGTGGGCGTAGGCTCCATCATGAGTCGGGGCAAGGGCACAGGGGCACGAGAGGCTGTGGATCGTCTGGCATCAAGACAGCAGGCCATGAACCTTAATGTTGATCCATCCATGATGCCCCACTACCAACACCTGACCCACCATGCAGTGTGGGATGCCATGGGTAAGAACAAGACCACCCACGATGATCTGGTGCGGGCAATGCGTGGGTACGCTGATGGTGGTGCGGCTCGTATGGCTAAGGGTGGTAACCCAACCGTAGAGGAGATGCGCAGGGCTATTGCCAAGGCATCTGGGTCTAACCCACCTATGGCTGAGAAGAACCTTACAACCCTGCAAGACTTTCACACGACGCTAGGCGACAAGGTTCGCGCTGGGGTAATGGAAGCCAAGAAACAAATGGACGCCTTTGACTACAAGTACGACAAGGGCCATCGAGTGTTTACTGAGGACAGCGCCAAGAAGAACAGAGCGCCATACGAGATTCTTGAACGTCACCGCCATGGCAACCAACTCATGTGGGAAGGCAAGCCATGGAACAGCAAGAAGATTATTGACCCTGAGACGGGCAAAGCCAAGCGCACACCCTATGAACCCGCCTATCGCGTGCGCGGCGAAATCGGAGAGATGATCCTGCCTGAGTCAGCCATCAAGGGTCGTGTTGATATGGCGCGAGGTGGCTTAGTCCACATGGCGGAAGGCGGCGATGTTAATAAAGCCAAATTTCTTGCAAAAAGCAAAATTAAAGAACGGCTATATCACGGAACCACAAAAGATTTTGGGTCATTCAGCCACAAGCATCAATACAGTGGGGAAGGTGGAAGTCACTCTGGTTCTGGCTTTTATTTCACCGACAATCCAGAATCAGCATCAAGATATTCCATGATGAGGGGCGAATCGGGGTCAAATGTGATGCCCGTGCATCTCAACATTAAAAAGCCATTGCATTTCGATTGGGAGCAAGGCGAGACAACAGGCGCAAAACTTAAACTGACACCAGCACAAGTGCGATCAATTATGTTGGCTCATCCCAAGATTAAAGATGAGGATGAAAGCCCATTGACAAATTGGGGCGACATACGGGGCGCAAGTTTTAATAAAACTCTTAATGATGCGGTCAACAGTTATGCTGGGTCATCAATGTTGGCGGCATTGAGAAATGATTTTTTTGGTGACAATCACGAGCAATGGCTCCGCGCTTTGCATAAAGCGACTGGATATGATTCGGGAACTACTGTCACACCTAACGGTGAGCGACATTACATTGCATGGTTTCCTGAGCAAATCAAATCAGCCATTGGCAACCGTGGAACCTACGACACCAATGTGGCGGACATTACCAAGAAGCGTGGCGGTAGGGTCACCCACGCCCACCACCTAGATATTGAGGAGCGCCCCCTATGAAGAAGCTGGTAGGCGAAGGTAAGCCATTCCACTCTGCTGTTGACAAGACAGCCGCCTTACTCAAACGCAAGGTGGGCACTGGTGCTGAGTTCATGAAGGAACTGATGGGTGTGTCTGGCGTCAAGCCTACCGAGCTTCAGGAGCGTGGTCTGACAGAGATCATGGGTATGCCCAAGATGACGCATGACCAGTTTATGGCGGCATTGAGCGCCAATCCTGCGCCAAAGATTCGTGAGAAAGTGTTAAGTGACGAAGATGAAGGCGGGGATGATCCTCGTCATCTAACGCCAGAAGAACGTAATTACGGGCCAAACAATCAAACACACCATCGAAAATGGACATTGCCCGGTGGCGAGAACTATCGAGAGATGCTGATTAAAGCCCCCAAGGGTGTTGACAATCAAGAAAAGATCATGGAGTTGGAAGCCAAACTTCGCCGCATCCCTATGTTCAATTCAACTCCTGAACAACAGGCGGATATTGCTAAGTATTACAACCAAATACGAGACTTAAAGGCCGAAGAAGCCGCATCTCCCAAACCATTTCGCGGTGTAGAACATCACTTTGGCGGCGAACCCAATATCCTTGCCAGCATGCGTGTGAAAGACCGCCTTGTGCCTGACTTAGAAGGCCCACACAACGTCACAATAATTGGCGAGGGTGGGGTAAGCAACAAAAAATTTAACACCCGTGAAGAAGCAAATGCCTTTGCTGACGTGAAAAAGCAAGGCGGATACAAGACCAAGATCACACCACTGAACAACAAGAAGTATTTGCACCTTGAAGAGTTGCAGTCCGACTGGCATCAAAAAGGGCGTGATAAGGGATACAAGGATTTAGACGTTGACAACCAGCTTCAAAAAAAATATCGTGAGCTTAATGAAATAGGCGAATCTTACAAAAAACTTGCTATAGATCAAAGGGTGGCTACGGCTGTTGCCAATGGCATGGACGAAGCAGAAGCAAGACGCCTGATCTTAATTGGCACAGAAAACACACCATTAGAACAATATGCCCCTGACGAAAAATCAAAAATAGATATTCTTCGCAGACAACAAGAGCTAGAAGAACTAGAAAATAAGGCAAACCTTGTTCCTGATGCCCCATTCAAAAAGAACTGGGAAGAGATGGCGCTCAAGCGTCTGATCCACCATGCGGCAGAGAAGGGCTACCACGGTGTTGTGGTGACCCCCGGCGTAGAGCAGGCTAAGCGTTACAGCATTGGCAACCACATTGATGAGTTGCACTACAACCCTGAGACACACAGACTTATTGGCTCAAACGAAGGCCAACGCATAGTTGACAAGAAATCCGTGCCGCCAGAAGAACTTATTGAGCATGTTGGCAAAGAGGTTGCGTCCAAATTGATGCAACAAGAACCAAACGTCAATGGCTTGCGATCATTGACAGGCGAACAGCTTCACATTGGCGGCGAAGGCATGAAGGGTTTCTACGACAAGAAGGTTCCCAACATCCTGAATAGCATTGGCAAGAAGTACGGCGTAAAGACTGAGTTGGGTGGGCACAAGCTACTTGGCGACCCATCAGAGCGTGCCGACGCATCAGAGCGGCTTGGTCATGCGGATGTGCGTTTTGCTGACATGACCACGCCGCAAATTCAAGCATTCAATGCCAAGTTGGATGAAGCAAACGCAAAACAACTGCACTACTTCCCTATCACGGAAGACATGCGCAAAGACGTATTAGCAAACGGTCTACCCCTGTACAACAAGGGTGGCACAGTACACATGGCAAAGGAAGGCGATATGGATCACATGATGCTTGAGATGATGGGTAGGCGCATGGCTACAGGCGGAAGCCCTACAACCAAGGGTTACGTTACCCATGAGCCAAAGAAGCCCCACCCAGAGGTCGGCACACGCTTTAAGGCTACCCCACAAGGCAACCTTGCGGCTATGAAGGCCTTTGATTTGATGAAGCACGAGGGTAAGGGCTCAATCGTTCCCATCCCCTATGACGCTACTACCCGCGACAATCGGGTTACCGAGGTGTCTGGGCATAACTTAATCAACCCATTGGTCACGGAGGCAGGCTTTGATTACTCGCTTGACCCCACCAATATGGCGCAAAACATTGGTGGCGCATCCAACAGTGGCATAGCCAAACGGGTGCAAGATCGTGTTAACCAAGCCGCAAAGGAACACAAGGGAGACGTATTCCTTGCCCCAAATACCATGGGCGAAGATGCCGAAAACTTCTCGCATCACCCTGCCCATATTGTGTTGGACTTGATGGCACAGCGACAGCTAAACAAGAACACATTGCGAGCCTTGAGTGATGACTTGCGTGGTCAGCCCGAATTGAAGCGAAATGCAAGAACTGGGGAAGTTACAAAGACTTACCCATACACAAAGTTTCTTGGGTATGACCATCCAAACATGTTTCAACAAGTTATAAAGGGCGGGCATGGTTTGGAGGCTACGCCCGGCGATCTGCGCAAAAAGATGATGGAGCGCCTCAGTTTGGTCAACATGCAAAAGCTGTTGGACTACAACATGGGCGACCTGAAGGCGGCTATCCTTGATCCTGAACTGGCGACAGATCCCAAGGCATACATGGGGCGCACGTTTGTCAAGGCGCAACCCGGCGCGGCATTGCGTCCCAGCACACACACCTCATACGACACTGATTACACGGGCATAAACGAAGGCGGTCTTGGTTCTAATCGTCCATTTGAGGTCCTGATGCCCGATGTCACTGAAAGCATTTACCAAGAACTAAAAGCCCGCCCAGCCAAGACTGTAAAGACGCCAGCACAAATGCGGGCACAGGTAGTTGGCGCAATAGAAAAGCGCAAAGAAAAGTTTGCTCAGCCAATTAATGCTCGTGTGATCAACAATGCTGGCTTGTATGAAGAGGGCCTAAAACAAGGTGAGTTTGATCCTAAGAACGTAGATTCAGTGTTGGCTTACTTCAAGCGCAAGGGTGGATACAACAAGGGCGGCGTGGTTCGCAAAGCCGAGGGTGGAACAATTGACATCAAGGGCATTGGTGTCAGAGAAGCCCCCAACATGGATGTCAAGGCTTTCATTTCGCCTAGACCCGCAATGAAGAACTCATTGCCTGTGGGCGGTGTATTCCAGCAAACGCCCCAACAGCCTGCGCAGGGTATGCCCCAAGGCCAGCCGCCTCAGGGAATGCCACAAGGAATGCCTCAAGGTATGCCACAAGGAGCGCCTCCCCAAGGAATGCCACCACAGCCGCCAAGCAACATCTTGCAGATGACCCCTCAGGGGCAAGCAATGAGCGCCATCAAGCCCCCTCAGATGGCTCGTGGGGGCAAAGTTGATCGTGACATGATGATGCTTCACGTTATGAACCGCAAAATGAAAGTAAAGCATGGATGACCTACTAGAAAACGAAGACGGCTCAATAGACGTTGAGTTGCCAGACATGAGCACCGAGGTGCAAGAGATGCCTGACGGCTCTGCTGTGGTGACCATGGAGGACATCGAGGGCCCTGAAGAATCGCCAGACTTCTATGCCAACTTGGCTGAGTCAATGAGCGCTTCCGAAATGAGCGAGATCGCCATGCGCTACATGGACTTGTTGGCGAACGACAAGGAAGCACGCAAGGAGCGCGATAAGAAGTACGAGGAAGGTCTAAAGCGCACGGGTATGGGCAATGACGCCCCCGGCGGCGCAACCTTTGCAGGGGCCTCCAAGGTCGTTCACCCCGCCATGGCTGAGGGTTGTGTTGACTTTGCCGCCCGCGCCATGAAGGAGTTGTTCCCACCCGACGGCCCTGTGCGCACCAAGATTTTGGGTAAGGTTGACGACGAGAAGACCGAGCGTGCTGAGCGTAAGCGCGACTACATGAACTGGCAGATCACCGAGCAGATCGAAGAGTTCCGCGACGAGCAAGAACAGTTGTTAACCCAGCTTCCCCTTGGTGGTTCCCAATACTTCAAGATCTGGTACGACGACAACAAGAAGCGCCCATGCGTGGAGTTCTTGCCTATTGATCGTGTGATCCTGCCCTTTGCGGCTACCAACTTCTACACCGCCCAACGTGCGGCAGACGTAAACGAGATTACCCAGTGGGAATTCAAACGTCGAGTTAAGAGCGGCATGTACCGCGACATTGACTTTGTGCGTGCCACCGAAGAGGTCGAGCCTACCGCCGCACAGAAGGCCAACCAAAAGATTGAGGGCAAGAAGTGGCAGGACAACGATGACGGCTTGCGCAAGGTCTACCATATCTACACATGGTTGGAGCTTGAGGACGACAAGTTTGCCAAGGGAGACTCTGCCCCCTACATCCTGATGATCGACGAACTCAGCACCGAGGTGGTGGGCCTATACCGTAATTGGGAAGAGCAAGACGAGACCATGACCAAGATGGATTGGATTGTGGAATTCAAATTCATCCCTTGGAGGGGTGTCTACGCCATTGGGCTACCTCACCTTATCGGCGGCATTTCAGCCGCCTTGACGGGCTCATTGCGGGCCTTGTTGGACTCTGCGCACATCAACAACGCCGCAACTATGCTGAAGTTGAAGGGTGCAAAGATGTCTGGGCAGTCCCAGCAGGTTGATGTCACCCAAGTGGCGGAGATTGAGGCGGCTCCCGGCGTCGATGACATTCGCAAGATTGCCATGCCCATGCCGTTTAACCCACCCTCCCCCGTGCTTTTCCAGTTGCTAGGCTTTTTGGACACTGCCGCCAAGGGTGTGGTATCCACCGCAGAAGAGAAGATTGCTGACGCAAACTCCAACATGCCTGTGGGCACAACCCAAGCCCTTATTGAGCAGGGTGCTGTGGTGTTCTCAGCCATCCATGCACGCCTGCACGACAGCCAAGCAAGGGTCTTAAAGATCCTTGGACGCCTGAATCGTTGGCACTTGGACGAGCAACGCAAGGGTGAGGTGGTCGCTGACCTTGAAATCAGTCGCCAAGACTTTGCCACCAACACCGATGTCGTGCCTGTAAGCGACCCACACATCTTCTCTGAGACCCAACGTATGGCTCAGATGCAGGCTGTGATGCAGTTGATGCAAGGAAACCCTGACGTCTTCAATAAAAAGAAGGTTGTTGAGCGATTCTTAAAGCAATTGAAGGTTCCAGCCATCAACGAGTTGATGATTGATGTCCCTGCACCTGAGATGCGCACCATCGCAGACGAAAATGCGGCTATGTCGATTGGTCAGCCATCGTATGCCTACATACAGCAAGACCACATCTCCCACATCCAAGGGCACTTGCAGTTTGCAAACGACCCTGCCTACGGCTCAAACCCCTTCTTTGCGCCCCAATTCACGCCCCACGCTATCGAGCACATCAAGCAACACATGACTTTGTGGTACTTGAACCGCATGAATGGCTATGTAGCACAGGCTCGCGGTGGAAAACCCGTGACCAACTACGAGGATGCGAAGCTGACGGGCATCATTGACCAAGTTTTTGCCGCTGTTGGACAGCATGTGAGCTTGGATACCTCCGAGGTGTTCCAACAAATCATGCCGCAGTTGCAGGCACTGATGCAACGTGCCCAACAAATGCAAAAGCCACCTGTTTTGCCACCAGATGCGCAGGTCGTCAAGGACACCAGCATGGCGGAGACGCAACGCAAACAGCAAAAAGACCAGTCAGACGCTCAGTTTGCGGCTCAAAAGCTTCAGGCAGAGCAACAAGAGCACCAGATGGACATCCAAGCAAAGATTGCCATCGAAAATGCAAAGCTGTCGCACCAAACCATCCAAAATTTGGGGCAAATTCAGCTAGATGCGGCACAAAACCCGCCTCAACCACCTCAGTTACCACAACCACCTCAAGGAGAGCCAAATGGCAATATCGGATAAAGAACAAATGGGCGAAGACGTGCGTTACCACGCTCGTTTAGCAATGGGCGCAAAGCTGGACGGCACATCGCTGAAGGCTAAGGGTCAGCCAACCCCCGTCAAGAACACAAGCAAGCCCCAAGGTGGCTTGTCTGCCGTGAAGAAAAAATGACATCCGAGTTGATCCACATGATCAAGCTACGGCAGGCTGAGATAGGTGTCTCATTGGCTGAGGGTAATGCCTCGACATGGGAGACCTATCAAAGGGTGGTTGGTGAAAACGCAGGACTTGCATGGGTCTTGCAGATGATCAACCAGAAGTTGCAAGAAGAAGACGGGAATTGAGATATTCCTAATCCGTTGCACTGAAAAATGTGCGTTTTCGCGCTGAGATATGCGCTTTAGGAGAAAAAATGAGTGAAAAAGAGATTACTCTCATCGAGAGTGATGAAAGCTTGCCGTCTGTCGACGAATTAAGCTGGGCATTCCCCGAAGTTACACCGGGACAAAGCCCATTTGGAGGACGAATCATTGTCCAACTACGCCGAATCAAACAAAAAACCGCTGGAAAGATCATCTTGGTTGAAGAAACCAAGGAGAACGAGAAGTGGAACAACATGATTGGCAAGGTTGTCGCTGTTGGCCCGCTTGCCTTCAAAAACCGTGAAACCATGGCCTCATGGCCTGAAGGATCATGGGCTGAGATAGGCGACTACGTCCGAGTCCCTCGTTGGGGCGGGGATCGTTGGGAGCGACCAGTCCCCGATGACGAAGATCCAGTCTTGTTTATGACCATCAACGATCACGAGTTGATTGCCAAGGTCACAGACAACCCACTTTCATTCAAGTCTTTTGTTTAAGGATGCATCATGGCAGAAAAAGATAAACAAGAAATTGAGATTCATGTCAAGGAAGAGAAGGACGGCTCCGCTGTTGTTGCCTTGCCTGAGGGTCTTGATATGGGCGAAGAGCTTGATGAAGAGTTTGAACCTTCACAAGAAGTTAAGAACGAAGCTGATGGTGGTTCCGTAGAGGAAGACGATGACCATCCTGATGACACAGAGGCTATGCGTGCCGCCAAGCGGGCAAAGCGCAAGTCCAAGAAGGAGCTATGGCGCAATACAAACAAGGAGCGTGAGCTTCAATTGCAACTGTTAAAGCGCCAAAACGATGAGTATTCCAAGCGTTTGTCGGACTTGGAGCGCAAGACCCAATACTCAGAGTTGGCGCAGATTGACAAGCAGATCGAGGACGAAAACCTTCGCCTTGAGTACGCCAAGATGAAGATCTCCGAGGCGGCTCAGGCTGGTGACGGTGACGCCATGGTTCAAGCCCAAGAAATGATGTACGACTCACGCGAAAAGCTAGGTCGTTTATCTGGAGTTAAGAACCAGTTCAATCGACCAGCCCAACAGAGCCAACCTGCCCCTGATCCTCGTATGCAAAGGCATGCGGCAATATGGATTGAGCGCAATGCTTGGTACAAGCCTGACCTCGGTGACACCGACAGTCGCATTGCCAAGAGCGTCGATGAGGAGCTTGTTAAGGAGGGCTGGAATCCCACCGAGGCAGATTATTGGGATGAGCTTGACAATCGCTTGCAAAAATATTTGCCCCACCGCTACAATGGCTCCGCAGAACGAAATTCGTCTGAGAGAAAACCAAGGAATGTAGTGGCAAGTTCAGGGCGTGAAGCATCAGCTTCTTTTGGTGGATCAAACCGAACCTTTACGCTCTCACCCCAACAGGTGAGTGCAATCAAGGAGGCGGGGATGTGGGAAAACATCGAGTCCCGCAATCGAATGATCCGACGCTATGCGCAACAAAGCCGAAACATGGAAGGTAAATAATCATGACTGAATCTCGTTTAAAAAAATCTCTGAATGCAGGTGGTCGCAATGATCGCGCAAGCGAGGACGCAAGCCGCCAAGCACCAGAAGACAAGTTCATTTCTACGCAGGAACGTAAACGCATGTGGAGCGAAGAATGGACGCAATCAGCACTGCCCAAACTACCGGGCCTCGATGGTTGGCATTTATGCTGGCTATCATCAACAAATAGTTATGACAGCATTGACAAGAGAATTCGTCTTGGTTACGTCCCAGTTAAGTCTGAGGAGTTGCCCGGATACGAAGACTACCGAGTCAAGTCTGGCGAACATGTTGGTTACATTTCATGCAACGAGATGTTGCTTTTCAAACTCCCAATGGACGTCTATCAGGAATACATGGTGCACATGCATCATGAACAGCCACAAGAGGAAGAGGACAAAATCCGAATCCAGATAGAAAGCCTGCAAGGACAGCGAGACAGCAACGGAAAGTCGCTAGTAAGTGTTGAGGGCGAGGGAATGGGCAAATTTGATCAGCAATCCGCAAAGGTTCCCGTATTTCACGGGTAATTTTTAACTCAAAGGAGCTAGACTATGTCTGCAACAAACGCTCCGTTCGGTTTGCGCCCTGCGTTCCATCCTTCTGGTCTGGATCGCGCTCAGGCGCTTGCCAACGGTATCACCTCAGGCTTGGCTGTAAACATTCTTAAAGGCCAACCTGTTGTTTACTCAGTAGCCGCTACAGTTGGTTCAACTGGTGCGGCTAACGGCACAATCATTCCTGCGGCAACACCCGGCAACAGCGCCGCTACCTCTGGCTATCAAGTCATTGGTGCATTCGCTGGTGTTGAGTTTACCGACACTACTGGTCGTCGTCGTGTTTCCAACTACTGGCCCGCCAGCACCGCATTCCAAACTGGATCATGCGTTGCTTATTTCTACAACGATCAAAACATCGTTTATGAAATTCAAGCGGACGGTTCTTTAGCGCAAACTGCCATTGGCGGCGAGTACAACTTCAGTGCAATTACCGCTGGTTCTACAACCACTGGTCTGTCCCAAGCAACCTTAGCTACTGCCTCAGCACAAGCTAACGGTGCTCAAGGTCAAATGCGCGTTGTTGATCTGGCTCCATATCCAGATAACGCTTGGGGTGACGCTTACACTATTGTTCGTGTAACGATGTCATATTCGCAATTTGTCGCGGCAACTACTGCTGTCGTTTAAGGAGTAAATAATGGCCGCACCAATGCGCAGTACGGACTTTAGAAGTATTGTTGACCCTATTCTCAAAGAATGCTTCGATGGAGTCTATGCCCAACGTGCCGACGAATGGTCACGAGTTTTTCGTGAACAAGACGGTATTCCCCGCAACTACCATGAAGAACCCGTCCTGTACGGTTTCGGAGCCGCTCCTCAGTTACCTGACGGCACTCCTGTTACCTACCAACAAGGTGGTGTCCTGTTTCTGAAACGCTATGTGTACAAGGTGTATGGCTTGGCCTTCGCTTTGACCAAAGTGTTGTACGAAGACGGCGATCACATCCGTATCGGTCAGGTTTATGCACGCCACTTGGCTCAATCTTTGGTGGAAACCAAAGAATTGTTGTCAGCTAACGTGTTGAACGTAGCCTTTAACTCCGCCTACCCCGGTGGCGACGGCGTGTCTTTGATTAGCACCGCCCACCCCATCGTCAACGGTACTGTCAGCAACCAGTTGTCTACAGCCGCTGTTTTGTCTCAAACATCTCTCGAACAGATGCTGATTCAAATCCGCCAAGCAGTTGACAACAACGGCAAGCGTATTCGTTTGGTTCCCCGCCAATTGGTGGTCGCGCCCGGCAATATCTTCCAAGCTGAAGTTTTGTTGAAATCTGTGTTGCGTACTGGCAATGCAAACAACGACATCAACCCTGTCAAGTCCATCGGTTTGTTGGACGAAGGCGCGGCTGTTCTGTCACGTTTGACTTCCAGCACCGCATGGTGGGTTCAGACCGATGCTCCCGAAGGCATGAAGCTTTTGATGCGTCGTCGTTTGGAGAAGACCATGGAAGGCGACTTTGAGACTGACTCAATGCGCTACAAAGCCACCGAGCGTTACGACGTTGGCTTCACCGACTGGCGTGCCATGTACGGCACACCCGGCGCTTAATAGCAGTGCCAAACTTGGGGAGGGGGTAAAACCTCTCCCCGTTTTTTAATTTTCGTCCAGCTTTTCAAGGAGAAGACGACATGCCTCAATTTTCAGACGACCTATTTTTAGGCCCTGCCCAGACGTACATGGGCACTGGTCTTCGCAACTACTCTACTACCGCCACTGGTGGTACAGGTGGAGTTTCCTCTTCAACCCTGACAATTACTGCGCTCAACTTTGGCGCACCAATTGCTATCGGTATGTATGTTGATGGTACAAGTGTTACTGACGGAACCTACATCACTGCCTTTGGCACTGGTAACGGCGGTACAGGCACTTACACCCTCAACCAAGCAATCAACATTGCAAACACAACAGCGTTGACTTTGCATGACTTGGAGCCTTACGACAATCCAGCCCCCATGAGCTTGGGTATCGGCCCCCTCGGTCGTGTCTATGTTTGGGACGTGGTTCCTCAGGCTCCAGTCACCAACAACGTCGCGGCATCGCAAACAACAACAACTGCTGGTCAATCAATTACTTTGACCGCTGGCACTTCAGCCAAATCTGTTGTTCGCACTGATGGCACAACCGTGATCCAGTTGGACATGCCACGCGCACTCAAGGTGAACTGCTCAACAACTGCTCGCGCATTTACCGTTACTGGCTATGACGTGTATGGTCAACCAATGAGTGAGATCATTACCGTGGCTGTAGCGGGTACTGCTGTGACTGGTTTAAAAGCCTTTTACCAAGTCTCTGGCGCAACCATTGCTGGCTCTGCCACTGCTGTTGTGATCGGTACAAGTGATGTTTTGGGCATCCCAGTCCGTGTTGCTAACGTGGCATATGTGGCAAGCGTCAAGAGTAACAACACGTTGGCACAAGATGCTGGCACTTTTGTTGCCGCTGATACTGCAACTGCTACCACTGCAACAGGTGACGTTCGCGGAACCTATGCTCCAGCCACTACATCGAACGGTATCGTTCGTACGGTGATGGCTATCACGCTCCCCGGTATCGCTGTTGGCCCCAATGCAACCCGCATCGGTGCTCTTGGTGTGAACCAAAACTTAGTGTCCTAATAGGAGGAAGTCATGGCTACTAAAAACAGTGCAGGGGGCTTCAAGCAGATGCCCAAGATGATGACAACTGAACCTTCAGTCATCTTAAAAATGAAAAAGGGCGGTCATGTAAACATGAAGCAAGACGCTAAAGGTGAGAATGGTCACTCACCAATGACTACAGCAAAGCATCGTGAGTCCATGGAAGCCGAAGAGGGCAACAGCCCTAAAAAGCCCTCTATGAGCGAGCGCAAAAAAGCTATGAACCCCAACTTCAAAGATGGCGGTAAGGTGGCTAAGATGGCTGATGGCGGCATGATGGGCGGCATGATGGGTCGCGCCCCCATGGCAAATCCTGCTATGCGTTCGGCTATGGCTAAGCGTGCAATGGCACAACGTGCTATGGCGCAACAAGCTATGGCTCAACGTGCAATGGCTGGCGCTCCTGCTGGCGGTGTTTTACAGCCCGGCATGAAAAAGGGTGGCGAGGTTGCCAAGCTTGAAAAAGAGTTGAAGCAACACGAGGGCATGAAGGCAAGTAAGGCTCACAAGGGCTTGAAAAGCGGCGGCGTAGCTGGCTACGTCAATACCAAGATGCATGACGGCGACAAGACTGATCGCGCCTCTGGTACTGGCAAGGTCAAGATGGGTAACGCAGGTGGCTATGCCGCAGGCGGAACCATCACGGGCAACGCTAAGCAATACGAAAACACCAAGATGGTTGACGGTGATCGCAATAATACTGCCACTGGAACCAAGGGTGTCCGTATGAGCAACGCTGGCGGTTACGCAAATGGCGGCAACGTCAATTGGGAAAACCGTCCTGCCGACACATCAAAGCCCGGCAAAGTCAACACCACCACTGGTGAAGTTAAAGAAGCCAACGCTGGTGGCTACAAGGCTGGAGGAAAAGCCTCAAAAAAAGCCTACGCCACGGGGGGAAGTGTTAACGATCAAGGCAAGGCAGTAAAAATGCCTGCTCATTTCGTTTCCCGTCCCGTGGCTAACAGCTTGCAGTCTGGCACTTTCAAGAAGGGTGGTCAGGTAAAAAAGTATGAAGACGGTGGCTCTACAGGCAATGACAAGTACACAGTCAAGGATCCCAAGGCTGTGTCTGACAAGGCAAGTAGGGAACTAGAAGATGCTTTGAACCCCCTGAGCATGGCAAAAGAACTCTACGGTAAAGCGAAGAGTTATTTTTCCCCAACGATTCCTGCTGGTAGCGTTACAAAGACTGAGAAATCCGTCACAGTCGCCCCCGGCAAGAAGCGTGGTGGATCCGCAATGTGCTAAACCAAGGCGGGGGCTACGGCCCCTGCTTTTTTAAGGAATTGACATGAGACCAATAGTATCAGGCCCATTTACGCCTGCGGTAGCCTCAACAACAGCATTTAATGCCCAAGGGTTTACCAGCACTGGCGCGGCGACAGCCCCAACCACAACAACCACATCTGATGGCTTGGCTCACTATGTCACACTGACATCGCCTGTTCAAGCTACCTTGGCTGGCATAAATTTCACCATTGTTGGTACAGATCCTGACGGTCATGCCATCAGCGAAACGATTGCAGGCCCAGCCAGCGCATCGACAGTCACCAGCACCAAGTTTTTCAAGACCATTACAACCATTCAGCCATCAGCCACCATGGGTGCGTTGACGTTGGCGGTAGGTATTGCGGTTACAGCCATTACACCAACCATTGCTCTGACCAACTCAGCGGCGGCGGCAAGCATGACTGTTGCTGTCACTGGCACTGTCAACTACACGGTGTATGAAACCTTTGCCAATGTCTATGTGCATAACGCAACTACTGTTTCTACGGCAATTACTGCCCTGACATCCAAGACGGCAAACACTACTGGAACTGCCACAGTCAGTGCCACTGGCGTGCTTTTGCTTGTTAATTCAGTTACTGCTGGCGCAACGGTCACAATTTGGCTCAATCAGAATAGCTCTGGATTGGCTTAATCATGCCGAGCAAGTCACCTGCCCAACATCGTTTGATGGAAGCCGCCGCCCACACAAAGGGTGGGTTTGGTGGTGTACCTCAAAAGGTTGGCAAAGAGTTTGTCAAGGCTGATGAAGGTAAAAAATTTAAAGAGGGTGGTCTGTATGCAAACATTCATGCAAAACAGCAAAGAATTGCTGAAGGCTCTGGCGAAAAAATGCGTCGAGTTGGTAGCAAGGGTGCGCCAACTGCTGAAGCCTTCAAGCAATCAGCAAAAACCGCCAAACTGAAAGAGGGTGGCGTAAGCCTAGCAGTTGGTCGTGGTGAGAAATTACCCGTCTCCAAGGGCGCTGGATTGACCCAGAAGGGCCGTGAAAAGTACAACCGAGAGACAGGTAGCCACCTGAAGGCTCCACAGCCCCAAGGGGGCGCACGCAAGGATTCATTCTGCGCGCGCATGAGCGGTGTCGTGGAGCACTCCAAGGGTGACGCGCCAAGGGCTAAGGCATCATTGAAACGCTGGGATTGTCCCGGCTGGTAAAAAAAGGAAAAAATCATGTCACTTCCTAGTTCTTTGCGACCTATGTCGCCTCCCCCTTCGCCTGTTGCAAGTCGAGAGCCCAAGCTGGAAGACTATACGAAAATGTCTATTGAATTTCCTTATATGCGTAAATCAGATTATCCTGATGAGGGTATGCGCTATGCACCGCCAGATACAGATTTTTCGCCGCATGTAGATCCGGTTAAAGCAGTGCCAAATTATTCAACGCCTACGAGTCCATATGAGGACAGACCGCAAGAAGCGCGAGAGGTATCTGATGAAGGGCGGCGAGAGTTACAAGAAATGAACATGATGAAAAATGGTGGAAAAGTGCAAAGTTACACCACCAAATCAGGTGGAATTAATCTTGGCTCTGGTAGAGTTTCAACAGCCTCAAAGAACTCAAAATCACCTAAGTGGTAAAGGGAAAGACGTGGAAGACGACACACCCGTTGAAGAGCCTGATGTTCCAGAAAAGATGCCTCAAAGCGATGGCGGAACCGTAAGCACGCAAGCGTCCAAGCGTCCTTTTTTTGACGGCTACAAAAGTGGCGGCAAGGTTGATCTTAACAACTGCAAGGTAACAACCCACGAGAAGAACAAATCTTCTCCAAACTGGTAAGGAATCATCATGATGTTGAAATCAAGCCCAACGGTCCAAAAAGCTGTCAAAGAAGCTATGGAGCGTTTTTATGCTGGAAAGTCTGACAAAGCGCCAACTCGTGAAGAGACGGACGCTCGCTTAGCCGCTCGACGCAAACAAGCCTCAGAAAATCAACTCAAAGCAGATTCTGCCAATTTGGCAAACCTTGAAAAGCAACATGCAGAGATGCAGGCTATTCATGAAAAGGGGAAAAACTGGCAGTATTCTGACCGTGATCAAAACATGTCTGCTGATGAGCGCAGGGCGCGAGATATTGCGGGCCCGATGAGCAACTTGGGTAGCAGGATCAGTGCGGTCAAAAGAAGCACATCGTCATACGCCAAGGGTGGCAAGATCAGCCTGAAGGATTGCAGTGTTTCAACTGCATCCAAGGGCAAAAACAATTCATGTTGGTAAGGAGTAGCAATGCCTAATTACACATTCAAAACAGGAAAAAAAGCTGATGGGTCAATGGCGTATTACGTCAACGGCAAAGAATTGCAAGACAAAGAAGCCTATGACCGAATCCAACAAAGAGTCAATGAAATTAGCGATCAAGCCTTGAATGATTTATCTTCAAGTTTTGATAGTGCGGCTAAATCGTCGGATGCAGATTTTGACAAAACAAGTTCAACTTATGACTCCCTGATGGGGAAAGCGAAGGGCGGAAAAGTTAAAAAGAATTCTGCCCCAAAGAAGAAAAGTCATCCAAATTGGTAAGGAATAAGCATGGCGTACTCAGGAACGGTCGGTCAAACAGTCATCACGGTTCAAAACCTGATAGATGATGGTGCGCGTCGTGCTGGGAAACTGGCTGAGGAATTAACCAACGAACAGGTGTTGTCTGCCAAGCGTGCCTTGTTTTATGTCCTGAGCAACCTGATCAACCAAGGCATCCAATACTTTGCCATCAAGAAGCAGGTTTATGGGCTGAATGCCGACCAATACGAGTATTTGCTACCTGTGGGTGGCAATGACGTTTTAAACGCCTTGTATCGCCGTATGGATCGCCCTATCGGTAGCTATTCAAGTTCCGCTGGTGGCACTGCCGTATTTGCCTTTGACAGCGACCTGACGACCTATTGCCAACAAACCAGTGCCAACGGCAACATTTCAATCACCTACGGCACAGGATCTCCCAACTATATTGGTTCGGTTGGCTTTATGCCCTATGTTTCGGGTGGCGGAAGTCAGACTTGGAACTATGTCTTGGAGACGTCCTCGGATGGATCAACATGGAAGACCTTGTACACGGGTACTGCCGAGACGGTGACTGACAGCCAATGGGTGTGGAACGACATTGACCCCGGGGCAACCAACATCTATTACCGTATGCGTGCCACTGGCGGCACTACCTTGGCGCTGAGGGAACTCTATTTCGGCACAAACAGCACAGAGATCACCATGGCTCGTTTGAACCGTGACGATTACACCAACCTGCCAAACAAGAACTTCACAGCCAATCAGCCCTACCAATATTGGTTAAATCGCACGATACCTCAGGCGACCATCACCCTTTGGCCCACGCCCTCCGACCCTTTCATCCAAATGGTGGTGTGGTACTCGGCGCAAATCCAAGATGTGGGCAAGTTGAGTGGTCAATTGGCGATCCCTGATCGTTGGTTGATGGCAATACAGAATATGTTGGCGCACCAGATGGCGCAGATCATGCCCGGCGTGGACGCAGGGAGAATCACTTACCTTGAAAACCAAGCGGAAAAATACTTCCAAATGGCTGAGCAAGAAGAACGAGACAAATCTCCAATTTATTTGGCCCCCAACATTGGCGTGTACACGAAATAATCATGCCAAGATTCTTAGACACCACTGGAAATTCCTCAATAGCCATATTTATTTGCGACAGATGCCGCATGAAAAGGGCTATTGATGAGGCTATGCCTGACCCGAACTTCCCCGGTCTCTCGGTTTGCCAACAAAATTGTGCCGATGAAAAGGATCCTTATCGTCTTCCCGCTCGCAAAACTGAGCGAATCAATTTAAAATTCCCTCGTCCAGATGTCAGTGTGGCTGTTGACCCAGACGCAATCATTACGACTGGAGACAATGAGCTTGATTTGTCGCCAGAGCAGAATGTGCAGACACCTGAGAACAACGGAAACCTTGATACTTTGAGTCCATCACCGGGGCAATAAATGGCAAATATAACCATCACCCAACTTCCACAAGCAGGCGCTATCACTGGGGATGAGCTTGTCCCTATTGTCCAAAACGGCGTAACAGTCCAAACCACGACCAACGCAATTGCTGTCCAACCCACACAGACACAGACATTCTTAACCGCAACGCAACAACCATCGTTGGCAAACTCACGTTCTTTGGCTGTAGGTAGCGGCTTGTCCTTAACTGACAACGGTGCTCAGGGTACTTTGCAGGTTAATTTGACTGGCGCGGCTCAGAGCTTGAATTCTTCTGGCAACGGCATCCAAGTCAAGACTGATGCAAATACAGTTACCGCACGAGAAATTACTGTTGGTACGGGTCTGGGTGTTACAAATGGCGATGGGGTATCCGCAAACCCAACTGTTTCGCTTGGGGCATTTCTTGCCAACATAAATTCTTTGTCTGGTTCAACTGGGATAGTTGGCGTCAATGCAGGCGTTGTCAATTCTTTGGCTGTTGCTGGGGTGGCTAATCAAATTGCCGTTACTAGCGGGGACGGATCGTCAGGAAACCCAACGGTTGGGATTGCTAGTAACCCGATAGTGCCCGGCACTGGGGGCTTGGTTGTCCCTGCGGGTACTACTGGGGAACGAGGTTCTGCCACCAACGGAAATTTAAGATACAACACAACAACAGCGACGTTTGAGGGCTACGCAAACAACGTATGGGGTGCTATTACCACTGGCACTGGTGTTACTTCTATTAACACGGGTACTGGTCTTACGGGTGGCCCAATCACCTCCACGGGCACAATCTCTCTTGCTGATACGGCGGTAACGCCCGGCGCGTATACAAATGCAAATATAACTGTCGATCAGCAGGGTCGAATTACCTTAGCCTCAAGTGGTGCGGCGGGTGGTGTAACAACATTCAGCGCAGGCACTACTGGCTTTACCCCTAGCACTGCTACCTCTGGTGCAATTACTTTAGCTGGTACTCTGGCAATTGCTAATGGTGGTTCAGGTCAAACTACTGCTCAAGCGGCAATGGACGCTTTTGCGGGTGCGGTTACAAGTGGGTCGTACTTGCGAGGTAACGGAACAAATGTGGTGATGAACACCATACAAGTTGCCGATGTTCCTACGCTTAACCAAAACACAACTGGTACGGCGGCAAATGTCACGGGTACTGTGGCAATTTTAAATGGTGGTACTGGGCAGACAACAGCCTCTGCCGCATTCAACGCTTTGTCACCCATCACAACGACTGGTGACCTGATCCTTGGCAATGGTACTAACAGCGCTACCCGATTGGGTATTGGCGCTAATGGCTACCTGTTGACATCCAACGGAACCACAGCGTCATGGACGGCGGCTCCTGCAAGCATGATTTACCCCGGGGCGGGTATCCCAAACTCAACTGGCACTGCTTGGGGAACTTCTTACACAACCACTGGCACGGGTACTGTAGTTGCGTTACAAACTAGCGCGGCATTGACTACACCAACTTTATCTGGTGCTACGGTTGGTAACGCCGCACCCTACCTAAACTTTAATGACGGAGCGGCAACAACATTAGCCGCTGGTCGTATGTGGTACAACGGCACAACAGGTTCTTGGAACTTAGGTATGGGTGGTGGAAACATCACTCAACAAGTTGGCGAAGAACTATACCGTTACGGCAAAGCAAGCGCCGCAATCACTGATTCACCACTTCAACTGGTTTATAAGACTGGTGCTGTTGGAGCATCAGGCGTTATTACTTTTGCCCCTGCCGTTGCTGGAATTACCCGAGGCGATGATATTTTAGGCTGTGCTACTGAAAACATTGCTTTGAATGGGTTTGGTCGAATCACAACCTACGGTATTGTCAACAACATCGCAACCAACGGCACAGCTTATGGTGAGACATGGGTTGACAATCAGGACATTTATTACAACCCTGTAACTGGCGGTTTGACTAAAACCGTCCCAACCGCGCCCGGTTTAAAACTGCTTGTTGGTACAGTCATCAATGCGGCAGGTGGTGGTGCTGGCTCGTTTATTGTCAAACTTGGCGTTGCCACTTATTTGAGAGAATTGTCCGACGTACAAATCACATCAATTGCTAATTTAAACTTACTTCAGTACGACAGCACAGCACAATATTGGAAGAATGTTGCGCCTAGTACGATTTCGGTTGGATCAGCAACGAATGCAACCAACGTGAACTTGGCGGCAGGTACTGGAGCGACAAATTATTTGACGTTTTCAGCGACAGCAACAGGCAATCAGCCCTTAACAACAAACACCCTTCTCACCTACAATTACACCAACAATACCCTCACGGCGGGTATTTCAGGTGGAGCTTTTTAAGGAAACATCATGGCCCAAAGTGGATACACTCCTATACTCATCTACGGAAGCGGAACGGCTTCAGCGGTTCCTCTTGCCGCCAACTTGACAAGCAGTGCGTCAGGCGCAGAGTTAGCTCTGAACTATGCCGACGGCAAGCTTTACTACAAAAATAGCTCTGGTGTCGTTACCTTACTGGCAAATGCTAACGCAAGTAGCGCTTCTAAGGGTCAAGCAATTGCTTTCTCAATCGTATTCGGTCTGTAAGGAGTCATCATGGCAAATCCAAATATCGTCAATGTCACAACCTTAACTGGTAACACGACATACCTCACCCCTAGTGGGACAACCGCTGTAGTGCTGGTTCCCAATGCGGCATCTTCTGGTTTGGTCTTTAAAATCAATCAGATCGTAGTATCAAATACTACGGCAACTGCGGCTAATGCTACGGTGTCAATCTACACCAACGGCGCTGTGGCTCAAGGCTCTGCCCCTTCAGGTGGTACGGCCTACCCCGTGATATCAACGGTGGCTGTTCCGGGCAACGCTTCGCTGATTGCAGTTGACAAGACCACAGCCATCTACTTGATGGAAGGCACTTCAATTACGATTACGTCTGGTACGGCTAGTTCTCTGACCTTCAGTATCTCCTACGAATCCATCGCGTCTTAATAGGGGTAACCCATGTCCAATCGCTACAAAGGCGCAGTAATTAGTGCAACGCCTCCCACTACTACGGGTGGTGAAAGTGGAGTTGCGTCTGGAGCATGGACACTAGAGCAACAGATGCAGTTGCAAGCGGCTGGATTGTGGCCTAGTCAACCGCCACCACCTTACATTGAAGCAGTATTCAGCACGTACCTTTATACAGGCAACGGCTCTACACAGACCATCGTCAATGGTATTAATTTGGCTTCTTATGGTGGAATGGTTTGGTTAAAACCAAGGTCGGAAAGCTATTCTCATAAAGTTTACGATACTATCCGTGGCGGTAATTCACGAATTTATACAAATACTACCGATGCCGCTGGTACTGGTTATATAACTTCGTTTAACTCTAACGGGTTTTCCAAGAATTACGATTTAGGCGAAAACACACTTGATCAAACCTACGTCTCATGGACATTCCGCAAACAGCCAAAGTTTTTTGATGTTGTGACTTATACGGGAAATGGTTTATCTAGCAATGTAATTTCTCATAACCTTGGTTCTGTGCCGGGGTTTATTATTTGCAAAAGAACTAATAGCACAAGTGGATGGGCTCTTTGGCATAGAGGAAATGGAACAACCACATGGGGTTTGTTTGCATTAAATAGTACGGCGGCGGCGAGTGCTAATTTTTCAGCCGCCCCGACTTCAACCACATTTGACGCTTATAACATTTGGGACACTGGAAACCCCGCTAATGCTTCTGGCGGCACATACGTTGCCTACCTATTTGCCCACAACGCAGGGGGCTTTGGCCTGACTGAGACAGAAAATGTGATTTCGTGTGGGTCTTATACAGGTAATGGTTCTTCAACTGGGCCTGTAGTAAATCTAGGATATGAACCTCAGTTTATTATTTTAAAAGCGGCTTCTGGTGGAACGTCTGGAGCCCAAGACTGGAACATGATTGACAATATGCGTGGGTGGACTACATCCAGCAATCAACAGCTAAACCCCAATTTAAATGCGGCAGAAACAAGCCAAAACAATATTGCATTGAACGCTACGGGTTTTCAACCAATAACCGCTGGCGCAGACTTTAATGGAAATGGTAACACCTACATCTACATAGCCATCCGCCGTGGCCCGATGGCTGTGCCTACTGATGCGACTAAGGTGTTTAGTCCTACTGCGGCTAATAATGCTCTAGGAACTGTAAACACAACAGGCTTCCCAATTGATATGCAGATTATGAATATCCGCAGTGGGTATGCATCCAATGGAGTTCTTTCAACAAGACTTTTGGGTAATAGTTCTAACACCACTTCAAGTGGTACATATTTAAGAACTCCATCCACAAACGCCGAAACTACTGGAAGCGATATTACCCGATACTGGGACAATACTGGATTTCAAACATCCTCAAATTGGGCTAGTAGTGGGATGATTTATTGGAGTTTTGGTCGCGCGCCAAGTTGCATGGATGTGGTTTGCTATACGGGTAACAATGTTTCAGGTAGAACAATCACACATAACTTGGCGGCAGTGCCTCAGTTAATGATTGTAAAAAGCAGAACTTCCGGCACAAGAGATTGGATAGTTTATGACGCTACCAATGGTGCAACCAAATACATGAATCTTAACAATAATTCAGCAAGCGGGGCTGGTTCGTTTTGGGTTAGTACTGCGCCAACATCAACTGTATTCACGGTAAGCGATTCAGCGTCAGTTAATGATCCAGCACAAAATT